CAGGGGATATAGGCAATTACACGGGGATTTTCTTCACAAATTATACACTCGATTCCTGGAGGGCGACTCACATACACATACTGTAATTGTTCTTGTATTCGTGGAGCTTCTTGGATAATAACGAGTTGCTGTGGAACAGTTCTGCATTTATATAATATTATTGAAATTCCTCCAACAACGGTTGAAGGAACGCTTATACATAATAAAATAAGGGCAATGTAATTTTGCCCTGCACTCGCAATCGTAATATAAACTCCATTTCCCAGTAATAAAGGGCCTAGCAATAAATAACACATATAAAATAAACAATTTTTATCAATTCTTGGTTCTGTTTCCATACTGTGCATAGTATTTAGATTTTTATATTGGAGGAAAACTTCTCCCATGATAAGAGAGTATGGCTGGGCGATCAGAACTTTATTTTATCATGCTTATCCTTTTATTAGGTATACTCCTTCTTATCGCTGATCGCATGCTACGGATCGACTACTTTTTTAATAAGGCAAGAGAAGCTCCATCACGTTGCGGGGTAGGGTTTCAGCCATGCGAGCATCCTTTGCGCTGCATCAATGGAATTTGCGCGCCTACGGAAATTCATTCTCTAAAGAACACGGATCTCCCGGTTGTTCCATGAGTTGTTTTTTATAGGAAGACACTAGGATGGGCATTGAAGTGATTATTGGTGCTCTTGTTATACTTCTTTTCTGTATTGGGGGCGTCATTGGATATTTCTATTTTTATTCAGATCAATTGAAGCTGGGTGAGGAGTGTGATCCTCAACTAGAGAATCAGTGCGGAGAAAAAGCGAATTGTCAGTCGGATGAAACAGGGAAGAAAGGAATTTGTTTTCCATCTACAGGATAGATATGGCACGTAAATCACAGTATGGACTCGTTGGTCTCTTCATTGTTCTACTGGTTGTCCTGATCGGTCTTCCTATTCTGAAGGCGACATTCCCCATGTACTACAGTGAGGGATTCCGTGCCGCTTCCCCCTGCTTTGGCGTTATCTGCAAGAATGAGGGTGAACGTTGCCAGGACGGTAAGTGCGTTCTGATCAGCCCCCCATACACGAACGATTATTTCCGTGGCGAATAAATATACTATTTACACATAAATCATAAGTATAAAAATATTTATACTTACGAATTTTATTAGAACAATACTACTATTTATTCCTTCTTGGCAGCCTCCATCTTGCGCTGGAGAGCAAGATCAGGGGCATCTCCGAACATCTCATTCACCTCTGAGGGGCGAGAGACTGATACGGGCTTCGCCCCACCCTTCTGACGATTCTCGCGCATAAACATCTCGCGGGCATCCTCATTCTCCTTGTACTTCTTCATCAGGGTATTGAGCTGATCCTCTGCATACTCCTGGTTGGAAACCTCCGTCGGTGCGGGATCCCACGGCAGCCACTTACCAATCTCTCCGAGAAAGATATTGTGGAGGGTATCCATGCGCTGCATCTTCTTAGAACGAGCCTCAGCTTCAGCCTGTGAACTAAAGACACCACGTATCTTGAGGCCACGAACCGTTGTCTGGAAGTTGTTCTTAGCAAGGAACTCCTCCTCGAGCTTCGCCCGGCTATTGAACAGCCAGTCCTCATAGGACTCCTTCAACTTCGTGTCCTTGAGCTCCTTCTGGTTGTCCTTAATGAAGTTCTGAAGACCATCCATTACGGTGTCAATACGGACACGCGAATTCCTGCAGGTATCGGCCACGCCGCTGAGATCCATCGTGTCGAACTTGCTCGCATGCTCGTCGAGCTTCGTGTTGATCGACTGAATCGTCTTCACCATGTACTGCTCGAGACTCTTTACACGAAGAGCAAACTCATACTGCTCCACGAATCTGGAAAAGAAGAAGACGTCCTTGCTTGCAAGAACCTTCTCGGGGCTTAGGAAGCTCATGAGGCAAAACTTCTGGCCAGCAATCTCGGGATCATCCTCAAGAAACTCCTCGCGAACAGGTGTAGACATTTCTTTAGAGAAGGATCTTTAGTTGTTTAGACCACTTTGCCTTTACGGCAACTCCAGAAAAAATCTTGCTTAGAAATATAAGAAATGGACGCCACTACCGAAATCGTGAATCGCCTGATCAAGTACCTCGTGGAGGGTCTCTTTGTCGCGGTTGCGGCCATCTTTGTCCCGCAGCGCTCCCTCCCGCCGATGGAGATCCTCACCCTCGGCGTTGTCGCGGCTGCGGTCTTCGCCATCCTCGATGTCGTGAGCCCCAGCATCGGGGTTACGGCTCGCCAGGGCGCTGGCTTCGGTATCGGCGCGAACCTGGTAGGTTTCCCGATGCGCTAAAGCCCCGATGCGCTAAAGCTGACGGGTAGCCCCGATGCGCTAAAGCTGACGGGTAGCCCCGATGCGCTAAAGCTGACGGGTAGCCCCGATGCGCTAAAGCCCCGATGCGCTAAGTGTAATCTAACCCCATTCTAGATGGTTCTTATACTCGCAATATGTTTACTTCTTTTTGCTGTTTTCATGATGATACAACAAGAAGGATTTGATACGCAGACCTGTAAAAGTATAGGCGACAAAGTTGCGTGTATAAATACAGCAGACTGCAATTGGCTTGAACCTGAGAAAAAATGCTCAGCATGTTCTGAGCTAACAAGCTGCGATTTGTGTTTAACAACGGATAAATGTGGCTGGTGCAAAGATTCAAACAAGTGCGTTATGACAGACAGAAATGGATTTCCCGTTGGAAAGGCCTGCTCTAATGCAAATTACGTAGGTTCCGCTAGCCAGTGCCCCAGTGCACGGGCAAAACAGCCCTCCATTTCTTTCACCTCCCCTACGGCTATGGAAGCAGAAATCTTCAATGCAAATCTTCCTGTTCTCACCTATACCCAAAGAAATGCAAATTCCTGCTCAACGGAGACTGTTGTTTCAAATGTGAAGAAAGTACTTGATTCGAGTATAAAAGGAACAGTGCGTGCCGAACTTACGAGAAACAATATCGAAGTTGTTGAAGGCTTTACTCAAGACGACAATCTTGCCTTAGCTGCAATGGCCTCCATCACGGATGATGTCCGAGCCACTACCCGCAAGTCTCTCTGTGCGAATGCGACGGATTCATCGGGCTGCAGAGAAAGGCCCGCTTGCAAGTGGGACGGGGCGAACTGCAAATCTAAATAGACCGAATGAACTCCCACTTCAGATCAGAACAAATCTTCTGCCAGATCTTATCTTGCACATAGAGTTTGTCGCGGTTTTTCAGCAAAGGGAAGGAGGGTAGATACTCGTCGAGTTCCAGAAGCTCACAGAATTTGTAGAGAACATAGGAATACGAAAGGAAATTGCTGCGGCCCTCTGGACAATGCTTCTGGAAGGAAGGCTGGATCTCCTTGAACATGTATCGCAGCTTCTCTTCAACCTCGCGCGACATCACGGGCGCATTTTGTCCATTGAGACGATTGAGGATATGGGGCACGTGCTCATAATACTTGTTGAACTTCATCTTCTTTAGAATCTCACGGATCTTACTCGCTTTCAACATACGTGTATCATTGATTCTCTCCTTCTTGAGCTCATCCAAAATGCATTCATATACATCATTTGGAATCTCAGTACTCTCCTTTGCCTGGAACTGGGCAATCCATTCATTGAAATGGTTGATTCGTTTGTACGCGTAGTAGGAGACCTCGCGCGGTGGGTCCTTGTAACTCGGCTTATCCGAATCAATAAGAACAAAATCCTGGTATCCGCATTTTGTGCAGGTGAAGAGGGCCTCATTTGTACTGAAGATCATCTCGACTTCACAATAAGGACATTCTCCATAAGGATCATTAATAGTATCAGTAACTTGGCGAGAATACTCAGGATCAATCTTTTGAATATAAGCCTCCAGCAACTTATCTCTCTGAAGAATCTCCTTTGAACCAGGTTCTACGGTACGTACCTCTCCCTCAGATTCTGCAGCCTGCTGTAAGGCAAAAAGAATATCACCTTGTTTTTGTTTTGTGGGCTGGGCCTTACGAAACCCCTCTGCACCACTATTAATCTTTTCCTGGATATTATAATACTGGTACAGATATTCACTTGTGTTCAGATAGTAATCATACATTTCATTATTACCACCCCTTCTCTGAATTTCTGTGCCAAGATCTTTTACCTGTTGTTCGATAATTTCACGGTGAAGATCATCTTGAAGTACAGAGAGATCGGACTGAAGCTTCTCTCGCCTTTCCGTTAACTGTGTAACTTCCGCCTCACGCTCACGAATCTGATTGATTTGCACCTGATGTAGTGCATCTAGTGTAGTTCTGGATTCTGGATTACTCCGTTTTGTTGGACGGATTTTAAAAAAGGCAGTTTCTACTGGCATTTACTGTCTGGACTATCCTTTCCATGTTTAAGCATGGGCTTCTAATAATGCGCGTTCAAAGTAATTTACAGATCACATCGGGTAGATTTTTTTCCGTCCGCAAAAAGTTTCCTTTTTTCGCATTTCCGGCACTTTCCATTTTTTTTTCTCCATAAGGGATATAAAATGACAGGTGGTGGTCTTATGCAGCTCGTAGCCTATGGCGCGCAGGATGTTTACCTTACTGGCAACCCGCAGATCACCTTCTTCAAGGTCGTCTACCGTCGCCACACCAACTTCGCCATGGAGTCCATCGAGAACCCGTTCAACGGCTCTCCTGGCTTCGGCAAGCGTGTGACGTGCACGATCCAGCGCAACGGCGACTTGATCCACCGCATCTACCTCCAGGCCACCCTGCCTAAGGTTTCCCTCCTCGCCTCTGACGGCTCTGGTGCCCAGTTCCGCTGGCTCAACTGGGTTGGTCACAACCTCGTTAAGAGCGTCGAGCTCGAGATCGGCGGCCAGCGCATCGACAAGCACTACGGACAGTGGCTCCACATCTGGAACGAGCTCACCCAGGAGGCTGGCAAGCAGGCCGGCTATGCCAAGATGGTTGGCAACGTCCCCCAGCTCACCAACCTCCTCGTCCAGGGCGGTGAGCCGTGCGACGACGACTGCCAGGGTGGCGAGCCCAACAGCTCCCCCGAGGTGCTCAACTGCGCCCCGGACTACACGCTGTACATCCCGCTCCAGTTCTGGTTCTGCCGCAACCCTGGTCTTGCGCTCCCGCTGATCGCGCTCCAGTACCACGAGGTCCGCATCAACCTCGAGTTCCAGGACATCCGCAACCTCTGCTTCGACATCACCCCGCAGATCTCGACCAACCTCCACACGATCCGCGACCGTGTCTCTGGCCAGAACCTCACGGCTGCCTCTCTCTATGTCGACTACATCTACCTCGACACGGACGAGCGCCGCAAGTTCGCCCAGGTAAGTCACGAGTACCTGATCGAGACCCTCCAGTTCACTGGCGGTGAGTCCATCACGAGCTCAGCCAACAAGCTCAAGCTCAACTTCAACCACCCGTGCAAGGAGCTTGTTTGGGTTGTCCAGCGCGACTCCTATGTCGCGTGCGACGATGCGACCATCAACCCTTGGAAGGGCCAGCAGCCGTTCAACTTCAGCGACTGGTGGGACCGGTCTGTCCTCGAGTCTGGCTACTCAGTCACGCGCTTCGAGGGCATGGCGGGCAAGAACCCGGTTGTTACGGCGCTCCTCCAGCTCAACGGCCACGACAGATTCCAGGTTCGCGAGGGACGCTACTTCAACGAGGTCCAGCCGTTCCAGCACCACACCAACGTGCCGGCTGTTGGTATCAACGTCTACTCGTTCGCCCTCCAGCCCGAGCAGCACCAGCCCAGCGGCACGTGCAACTTATCGCGTATCGATAACACCACGCTGCTGCTGACGGTCTCCAACAACGCGGTTGGCACGGCCCTCTCCTCAACTGTCTACATCTACGCCACGAACTACAACGTTCTCCGCGTAATGAGTGGCATGGGCGGACTCGCGTATTCAAATTAGTAAAAGCCGTACTCCAATTAGTAATCCTCCGGTAAAACGGAGTAGGTTAAAATTGAAAAAAAACATATTCCTCTTCCTAGTAGGAAAAGAAATATGGAAACATGTAATGCTGTTATGGAGCAGGGAGAGAAGAAGGGACAACGTTGTTGGAGGCCTATTGCAGAGCATGGATTCTGTGGAAAACATCAGAAACAGGCCCTTCTTACTATAGCTAAAAATAATAAAAAGAAAAAGTGTTTAACTCATCGATGCTTATCGTTAGTAGAAGAAACTTCTCTAGAACTATATTGTACCGCTTGTATAGAAAAGAAAGAGGAGAAAAAGAAGAACGCCATGCTCTGCATTGCTATTATTCAACAGAATGATAATAAAGGAAAACAGTGTGATAAGATTGCATCTATTGGCAAGTACTGTGGAAAGCATAGTGAAAGAAACATATTACTAGAGGAATCAGCTAAAAATGGAATACGTATATGTGACGAAGGGAAAAGAAGTTGCAAAAATGAAACTAAAGATGGTAAACTTAAATGCGAAGAGTGTCTCAAGAAAACAAGAACTCTTGAGAGAAAAGAATACCAGGAGCGTCAACTTACACCTGATATGTGTTTAGGATGCGGTATAACAATGCTCGAATCAACCGAGGGATTTCGTAATGATATAGTAAAAAGATGTAAAGAGTGTTATATAAAACTGAGAGAGACAGAAGAAAAGAGGGAGCGAGAGGAAAGAGATTATAATAAAGAACGCAAAGCAAATATTACGAAACACTATGATGAATATGTAAGGGGAGCAATGAAAAAGAATTTACAATTTAATTTAACTGCAGAACAATTTATTACACTTGTAAACTCTCATTGTTATTATTGTGATGAATATGATGAAGCAAGAGTAATTGGCATAGATCGTGTTGATTCAGAATGTGGATATCTTATTGATAACGTCGTACCTTGCTGTGCAATATGTAATAGAATGAAAAGTGATTTAGAAAAGGGTGATTTCCTAAATCATATTTGTAAGATTTATCTACATTCATTTACAAATGAAACAAAAGATACTCCTATGCCACAAGAGAAGGGGAGTTATATTCGTCCTCAGAAAATTCTTGAACTCTATAAGAATAAAAAAATATCAGAGTATATCGAGCTATGCAAGAAAGATGAAAGGTCTATCTTGTTTATAGAGAAAATAGAGAAACTGAGTACTTCTATATTGAGAGAGCATGAATGTTTATCACTTATAAAAAGTGCACTAAGATCTGATACAAACAGTAGAGTACTTACAAACAAGAATGAAAGGCGGCGTATACCGAGAAAAGAACTCTTTGATTATCTTGAAAATAATAAACCCAACGAGTTTATTAAATTATATGAAAGTGTACATGGTAAGGTTGAAGGATTTAATAAGGAAGTAAATGAATTAGCGGCGAACTGGACTAAATATGATGATAAATATGAAGAATTTAATAGACTTCTTATAAAGTATCAAAACAAGAGGAAGAATTGTTAATATGAATCCATGCACCAATCTAAACCAACCCAACTATTCTACTACAATGGATCTATTGATAGACTAGTACATTTAGACTGTTCTTTATGATGGATTATCTTCACCAGGTATTACATTGTTTACAACATCTTCTTCATCGGGCATTGCCATCATAATTTCATCACACCAATTATCAAAGTCATCAAGTTGTTCTGATAAAAACTCTTCAGTAAAATCAAGAACGTTCTTGAGACTGGCATTTTTCTTCATTTTCATAAAAGCACATATTGCAAAAATAATATTTTTACCGGCAAAATATAGCCGCGATTCAATCTCAGAATTCATATATTCGCTAAACTGTTCCTTAAATTCGTGCTGATAAGCATAACTCATATCTGCTTCACAGCTTAACCACATATCAAACATATGATCCCAATTATGAGAAATACAATCCTTACATCTCTTAATAAGAGCCGCTCTAACTAATTTAAACTTCTCCTGATACCCCATATGATTTATGAAAGACCGCTCAGTTTAGGCGAGCTTCGAAATTTGCTTGTAGTTGGATCTATTATTTCTACTTTGTAAATTTAAAGATTAATCTATTATATAGTTATAAAGTAGAAATGCCTAGAAACCAAAAGCCCGCAAAGACACCTCTTGCAATACAGACAACCCAAAACCAAGTACAAGTAAAACCGCAAGAGACAATACAAAAGCCCGGTCTTTTACCCTCATTAGGTGCATCAATGATGCACGGAGTTGCTGTTGGAAGCGGTAGCGGTCTCGCCCACGCTGTTATCAATAGATTTTTCAATAGCGTTCAAGAGAAACCTGAGTATTCAAGATGCTTAGAAATAACAAAGGACAACTATGAAGCATGTGAACATTTAAAAATGTAATAACTGCTTGAATATAAATCATCCAGCCTTCCTGGGCCGCAGAACACGCCCCTCAATCACAGCAGGAATCGGTGCCTCAGGCTCCCCTGTAATCCATGAAACACCCTTTCCAATTGCGCCGACGATAGAGAAGAGAAACGCTATCATCATCGCACCATATAGACTCTGGGTGTGCTGGATCAGACTCATCAGAATCTGACAGAATGTACTATCCATGACAACGAGGCTCTGGATAAATCCCCAGACACCTTGTGGTGCACAGAAACAGACATAGACGTGTGTTGCCGACCATGCAACAAAGCCAATTCCAATTGCAGCTGTGAAGCCATAACAGCCTAGCACAGAACAGGTCCTCTTCGCCAACTCCATACAGTTTGGAGTTTGTACCAACCTATCAAATTTTCGAAGCATGGGTCTAAAAAATAATGACGTATCAGTCTAATGAACCGCCACGAGTCCGAGGAAGAAGTTCCCCTCACAGATCTACCGAAGGAGGGCTGCCCCTGCTGTAAACGTCTAGAAACAAAAATTGTTGATCATTTTACAAGACATAGAAGAGAGTATGAGGAGAATTTTATCACGGGTGGCTGGATTTTACTACTCATGTGTTTCGTACTTGTCTCTGGTATTATACTCTATTTCACCATCCAAGCATTTTTTAAATATTTATATCATATCTAAAGTTTATTCGTAATGGCATAATAAATTGCAAATCCAAGCAATATACTGAAGAGTATAAGAATATATAGATATTGAATTTTTTTAGTATTATCTACTTCAGGATCTCCCTCAAGAACAGGGTTCGGAGCTACTCCAATACGCAGAAGGCTCTGTCTGTGGCAGATGGGGCAGTCGTAATCATTCTTATCCTTCATCCACTTATTCCAGCATGCAGGATGAGTATGAAACCTGCAACCGCAGTTTCGAAGAAGCACTGAACTTACAAGAGGCTCTCCATCGACAGAATCCTCTTCTAGGCATATGAAACATGATGGCACGGAGGGAACGAGCGCGTTCAACGAGTTCGTCGAATCAGAGGCCTTCATCTACCGCTTACACTCAAATTTAAGAAAGTTGAGTCTAGACGGTACAGTAGCCACCAATCCGAATTAACTATCAATTTTAGGCGTAAATCTCCTTTTCTTCTGTGTATATCTTGATCTCTTCAAGATACGACTGCCGCCTTTTTGCGTTCTTTTTTTTTTATTGGCCTTACGCCCACCACTATAAGGAGAAAGACTCATTTCGATCGCCCTGTAATCCGTGTGGTCTGCTGTGCCGGCAGTAAAGGGTGGATTTATCTGTATATAATGATCTTGCGGAATCTCATTTCGCAAGACATGTGTAGGAATATCATCGAAGAAGAATACACGATCTGCTAGCCCGCGAACCCCCTTCTTCACCTGCATCATCATAAACTCCACGTCTTGTAGGCGTTTCGGAGGATCAAATATCTGGGGACGATTCATATGTTGCCGAGGCATGATATAATTGAAGGGTGCGGGAGAGGGTGTATTCTCAGGTAGGCCAAGACGCTTCAGAAGTTCAATGCGTACTTTATCAATGTAGATAAGATCGGAATTGTTTGTAAGAAGAAAAATCGCCGAAACGGTTCCTGTGCGTTTTGCATCGATGGCCTTTTGAAGAATACGGAGAGCATTCGGATTCAATGTAATCCTATCGGAATATTCGCCCGATAGGGTGTTATCCATATCCCATACAAGGACTAGCCCTGCCATCTATTTAGAAACCATCTTCTTTTTCCCAAATCAACGAAATGTGTTCCCATTTCGGTAAACTCAGAAGATGATTCACAGCCCAGATTCTTCTCTCCATAGGATGCGACTTCGCGCACTTGCGTGAATGATATTTCCACGCCCACTCGAACTGCAAAGCCTCTACTTGTGTAAGAAATCCCTCTACATGGCATGCTCGTTCCCAGCCACTCTTAATCGCCGTGGTTCTCTTTGCGCCTCCCGAAATCTCACCGTTATGTTGACGCAAACGTCGATCCAGATCAACAGTTGCTCCTACATAGGTTTGCATAGGCAATGTTTTGGTCTGCAGGAGATAACACATCCATCTGTGATCCTCTCCTTCTGACATAATCTCTGGTCTCCAACTAGATTTAAATGGAGGGTGGTGCTGCATTTGCTCCTGGAAGGCCTTCAGATTTACCCAACCTTTCGATTGTAAAGGAGGTTGAACATCTACCTTATTTTCTGGGTGCGGCCCTCTTAATGAATGTGCTGAGCATTGCACTGGCCCGCGGCTACCAGGTGGGAGGAAAGACGCTCAACGATTGGTATGATTCATTTGGATACGAGGCGATCACGGTGGACTTGGTTGGCCTTCTTCTTCTTTTCATTACGGGCCAGGCCATCTACACTCAGTACGTAACTCCTGTCTACGGCTGGAATCCCCTCTATTTTGTTGTGATCCTTGTTCTTTTACAAGTGGCCTACGATCTGGCCCTGTACTATGGCGTGATCAACAATGTTCCTACGGGCCAAAATGCGATGATTGATCTATTCAAGAGATATGTCCAGGAGAATGGAACAACGGCTCTTGCTCGTGATGCGCTTCTTATGATTGGTTCCGTGCTGTGCGCGTTTGGTCTTCTCTCCGTCTCAACGGAGGCTGCGACCTTTGTGTCTCTCCTCGCGGTCTACGCTGTCCCCTATGTTCTCAATCACAAGATGATGGAGAAGAAGACAGTAGCCCCTCCTAAGGAGGAAAAGAAGGAAGAGCCCCAGCAGGGCCAGAGAAATAGCTGGGATCCTCCTGTTCCGCAGGTCCAATCCAGTAAACCTTGGTTATAAGTAGGGAGATGCCATATGTTGGCTTAGTAAATCCAAATGTTACATGTTTTATAAATGCAATTATTCAAATGCTTTATAGAATTCCTGAATTCAAGAATATCGCGATAGATCCAGTAAAGGGATATTTTACAAAGATGGATGCTGCCGAGGCAAAAAGTAGAGCAGAACCGGTTGATCTAGAACTTGGCGAGAAGTCAACCGAATTTGAATGTCCTCTTGACTATGAAAAAGAACAGAAAGGAAAAAAACGCAAACAAAAAGATGCTGCAGAGTTTCTACTCAATTCAATTTTTAATAGAATAGGAAATGAGAATTTAGGATTGTTAAAATTCACAGTAAATACAACATCCTATTGTAAAGATATAGCTGGAACAAAATCTAATGCAAATCCTGTCGGTGAAATTCAGACAATCTTAACTCTTCCAATTTCAACCTGCAATACAGTAGAAAAGTGCATTACCGAATATGGTAAAGAAGAGAATCTTGGAGTAGAAAGTCAATTAGACTCTTGTAAAAAGGTTGCTGGACTTACATCTCATAAAAAAATGGATATTGTTGCAAGTGAATCTCAGAAGTATCTCATAGTACAGTTAAGCAGATTTCAGGTTGATCCTAACACTTATGAAAGCACAAAAATAGTAAAGGATATTGATATAACTCCAGTAATTACTCTTTCTGGAGTACGCTGGGCATTGGAAGGAGCTGTACTTCATACAGGAACTTTGTCCTCTGGGCATTATCGGTATATGTGGAAGGAAGCTACTGGAAACTGGATTCTTTTTAATGATTCTGCAGTAACCACTCTTACCAAAGAAGAAAGAATAGCCGATATACGAACAAATGGATATATTTTAGTCTATAAGAAAATAAATGGCACTCCTAAGAAAACTCGCAAGGCCGTTCGTTTTAATAATGGTGCAAAGAAGCATAATGGAAATCGCGCTACACAAAAGGAGGTTCAGACTAAGAAAACCCTTGTGAAAACACAGAAGGTTCAGATTAAGAAAGCCCCCGTGAATACACAGAAGATTCAGACTAAGAAACCCCTTGTGAAAACACAGAAACACAGTAAATCATTTATTAATAGGCTTCTTACACCAAAAGATAAAGCCGAGTATACAAAATCTATCTACACAAATGATCCTCTTCTTAAAGAGCTCGTCGACAAATATGTGAAGCAATAAAAATGAAGGCCGAGGTGTAGGGTGTGTGCAGTATGCCATTATCTACATATCTACATACAGTCGATGTCTCTGCACCCTGCACTGCAGAGATCAAAGCCACCTTTCCTTTCCCTCTTGATCCATTCCAGAAGCATGCAGTGGCCGCGATTGATCGCCATGAGAATGTGCTTGTAACTGCAAAGACAGGATCTGGAAAGACGCTTGTGGGTGAGTATCAGATTACTGCCTCCATGGCGAAGGGGCGGCGTGTCTTCTACACGACTCCTATCAAGTCCCTCTCCAATCAGAAGTTCCATGATCTCAAGCAGATCTGGGGCGACCAAGTTGGCATCCTCACTGGCGATATCAAGTACAAGCCAGATGCACCAATTGTAGTGATGACTACGGAGATTCTCCGCAATCTTCTCTTCAAGTATACAAGCTCCACAAAGAACCTCGGTCTCTCTGCTTCTCTCTCCATCGACGATCTCGATGCAGTTGTGTTTGATGAAGTGCATTATATCAATAACAGGGAGCGTGGACGGGTCTGGGAAGAGACACTCATTCTTCTTCCACCTTCTGTGAATCTTGTTCTCCTGAGTGCAACGATTGATGGGCCCGAGCTCTTTGCCTCCTGGCTCGGCGACTTGAAGAAGAAGGCGATCTACCTCATCTCGACCCAGTACCGCATTGTACCTCTTCGCCATACAGTTCTCTCTGGTACAAACTTTGTGGAGATTATGGACAATAAGGAGAGCTTCTCCCCCCAACTCTATAACTTCTGGTTGAAGGGAAGAGCGGCGACCACAGACCAGTACAAGCAGCACCAGAAACAAGTTGCAAACCGAAGGCAAGGAGGCTATGAGGATCCTGTTGTTCATGGAAGCAAGCGCCCTGTCTCCTATGTGCACCAACTCAATGAGACGATCCAGCTTCTCCATGAGAAGGAACTACTTCCAGCCCTCTTCTTTGTCTTCTCGCGCAAGTCGTGTGAGACATTTGCAAACAAGGTCCAGGGAACTCTTCTTACGCCGACGGAGGCTGCCTCGGTAAAGCACATTGTCGACTTTCACCTCCATCGGTATCCTGCAGTCTACAACACGACCAAGCAGTACTTCACACTCCGTGCTCTTCTTGAAAGAGGCGTCGCCTTTCACCACAGCGGCCTTCTTCCTCTTCTGAAGGAGATCATTGAGATCCTCTTCACAAAGGGGCTGGTAAAGGTCCTGTTTGCCACGGAGACCTTTGCGGTTGGAATTAACATGCCGACAAAGACCGTTGTCTTCACTGGCTTTCAGAAATACGATGATGAGACAAATGGTCTCCGCATGCTTTACACAGATGAGTATATCCAGATGGCAGGTCGTGCAGGTCGCCGAGGAAAGGACACAGAGGGCCTCATTGTCTATCTTCCTGAGAGGGATCCCGTTGGTGTTGCAGACTTAGAATCTATGATGAAGGGAAAGAAATCAACCTTCATCTCACGTATGAATTTCCACTATGATTTCATTCTCAAGACGGTTCACTCGGGAAATACCGACTGGATTCGTCTGATGTCTGAGAGCTACTGGTTTCAGCAGCACATGAAGCGGACTGAAGCTGGGGAGCGCTGGGTCGCTGAGGCCGAGCAGAAGATCAAGGATCTTGCATTCACTCCTGAACTCCTGGAAGCAATGGAAGAAAAGGAGTCTTTGGAGAACACGTTCAAGACGACGGTGAATGCGGCACGCAAGAAGGCGCAGCAGGCCCTCGAGGCCTGGAAGAATACGCATGTGGGGCCCGTCTACATAAAGGCATTAGCTACCTTCAAGACGCTCAAGGACTATGAGGCTGATCTTCGCAGAGCACAAGAGAATCTCTATTCTCTGCAAGCCTACAAGGAGACGCTGTATCCGATGTTCTATGTTCTGAAGGAACTTGGATTTCTGGGGGCCTTTGAGGATCCGTGCGAAACCACATCGTCTCATCTCACACCTCTAGGAACACTTGCAACGGAACTCAATGAGGGCAATCCTCTTCTGATGAGCTACGCATTCCAGAATAAGATTTGCTCGAAGCTCACAGGAGAGGAGATTCTCTGCTTCCTGTGCGCTTTCATGCAGGAGAGATCGGAGGGTGCACCTTCCTTGGCTTCTCTCCAGATTCCCTCCGCGGTAAAGGATGCCCTCTATGAACTGGACACGTCGGTGGATGTCTTTCTCTCCGCCGAAAAAAAGTTCGGAGTTGTCTCTCCTCACGACTACTGGAGCCTCAACAGTATGTGGATTGAGCCCGTGTGGCGCTGGATCCAAGGGGACAACATCTCAGCGATTTGCGAGACGTACGAGATTTACGAAGGCAATTTCATGAGAACGGTACTGAAGGTTGCTAATCTTTTGGAGGAGTGGACGTCGATGGCCACCTTCACACAGTCGGTGGAGGAGCTGGCGAAGTTGGAGGGACTTCAAGCCAAGCTGGTGCGTGATGCGGCGATCCCTGAGAGCCTCTATCTCAAGCTTTAGAACGGCGTGTCTTTCCCTTAGTGCGGCGAGTCTTTCCCTTCGTGCGGCGAGTCCTTCTTGTTTTACGCCCGCCCCTCTTCCACCCCCACCAACTACGTGAGGCGGCCGCAGGAGGGACTTGCATGCTTGTGGCACGGCCCTGGTATTCCTTCTCGGCCTCTTCCCTACCACGGCGTATCATCATAGCATTTCTCCTCTTTTGTTCATCAATAGAAGTAATCATCATTTTTAATGATAATTCATCCATCTTCTTCTGCTCCTCGACTGTGGGCGCATTTTCCAATACTGGTATTTCTTTAAGTTGAGTTAAGTCAGAACTTAATCCTTCAATATCCTTCATATCATACTCGGGTACAAAAGTTTTTTTACCAGTTTCTGTTTTAGTAAACTTGTAAAATATACCATTAAGTTTCTTAATTTCATAATTACCACCTAAATTATAGTTGTAACTTTTTACAAAATTAACTACTGATTGCATACTTCTTTATAATATATAATAAGAAATTAAAAAAACTCGAATTCTCAAATCAGTCGCAACGGTACACAACCCTCTTCTTCCATGAATAAGATCCCCGCTGAGGAGATGCATGGAATGCGATGTGGACGCGTGTACCTGCTTCATATAGGCGATCGACCGGGCAACGAATAATCTTTTTCCATGCTGCAACATACACGCAAACTCGTGTATCTTTCATCTCAACAACAACACCCTCCTGACCTTTCTTGTCTCCCAGAAGAATACAGGTGGCAAACAGACGATCCCGCTCGTACGCCTTTCCTTTTTTGTCCAGCAAGTTCAGTGTCGTCGCAAAGGCCTTCCATGGTTGGTGCCCCAGAACTCCTTTGAGAACCCCCTGGTTCAGAACATCTGCATATCTGCGAATGGGAGAGGAGGCGTGGCAGTAAGCGCCCTTCTGAAGTCCCCAGTGCTGTGCATTTGTATCTGCAACGGAGTAGACCGCAGCAGGATACGCCAGTTCTTTTGCAGGGAGGCCAAGCGACTCCATCAGGCTAAGACGTTCTGCATTGGGTGCATCGTGCGTTCTAAGAAGGCCTTTTCCTGCGGCCACGAGCCGATTTGCTGCCTCTGTGTTGTAGAGGATCATGAAGGCCTCTACCCACTTGTGTGAATCACCCGTTGGCCCTACTAATGATTCTGCAATGGACTGTAGAACACCCATATCAACCTCTTTCGCACCATAACACGACTCATAAGTATACGAGGCGGTGTTTACAATCACAGTCTCTTTCCAAAAGAATTTGCTCAGAGTTTTTCCATCCCATGTGCAAATAAGACTAAGGGTAAATCTCTCCTTTCCAGGGAGAAGTGAGAAGAGATCCTCTGAAAGCGCAGCTGGAAAGAGAGGACGAATGGCGCGCCCATCACTGTAGAGGGTCTGTCCAATTCTCTCTGCAAAGGCGAGTTTGGGATTCAGAGCTACATAGGCCGCGACATCTGCAATACTAATCGCAAGACGCCACTGGCCTCCTTCCATCCAGAGTGAAACCACATCATCAATATCTTTGCAACCTGGAGGATCAATATTAATTGTGGGTACTGAGAGTATGATGCGCCCTTCTTTGGATGGATGCGCAAGATTATCAGGTATCCTCTTATTCGTCCAGCTCCATGGAGAGTACTGATAGGCAATGGCCTCCATCTCTGTGGCAAAGTCGCCGCACTCTCCAAGAATCATCTGGAGGCCGCCGCGAGGAAAGGTTGCTCCATAAGGCCAGTTTTCAAAGGCGGCAAGAGCCAACTTGTTTGTACGTGTCGTTTCCTTCGATGCAACCAACATGGGAGGATACGAATCATCGAGCGGTTTGAATAAGTAGAGGGGAACTCCTCTTCCAGTGAAGCCATAGCGAACCTTCGTATTGAGTTCTAAGACTCCAACAAGAGGTGGATGCTCAACTCTCTCAACCAGGGCGCAGCCCGTCTCTGTAGGCTTTACGAAATCTCCTGGGAGGCATTGGCCTGTGTAAGTAGCCCCTGAAAACTCCCGTATAATCTCTCCATCTTCTTCAATGCTAAAGTGAATATAATCTTTTGTACGGAGCATGGTTATTTATCTACCCAAAGGCCATGAATCAAATTTTTCGACTGCAAGAGTATTGCCTAAAGGCCGCAACAGAAGATGAAAAAGAATGTCGCTCTATGATGTTGTCATCCCGCTAGGCCCGAAGGACGAAGATATTATTCAGAGATGCGTAACCTCTGTGCGTAAGCATGTTGTGGGTGCACGCTATATCTTTGTAATTGCGCACAAGAAGATGGATATCTCGGGAGCAGCTGTGCTCGATGAGTCCCTCTTTCCTTTTAGTCGCCAGATCTGCGCAGAGAAGACATCTGTCGCACGCGGTGGCTGGTATCTCCAGCAGCTCCTCAAGTTCTATGCACCTCTTCTCATTAGCGACATTATGGAAAATGTTCTTATCGTAGATGCAGACACTGTTTTCCAGAAGAGAACACGCTTCACGGAAAACGGAAAGACTTTAGTGGATAAAACAATGATAGAGCTGCACCAACCCTATTTTGATCACATGGCCCGTCTTCATCCGAGCTTCACTGCGTGGAAGAGAATGAACTCTGGAATCACAAATGTAATGGTGTTTAATCGCACAATCTTATTTGAGATGATGAAGAAGGTAGAGGATCTTCATAAGAAGCACTTTTGGGAAGCCTATCTTGATTGTGTAACAGAAAAGGAGAAGTCGGGTGCTGCAGATTATGAGGTGTACTTTCACTATCTAATGAATAATCACGCAGACAAGGTTCGTCTTCGTCCTCTGCAGTGGACGAATGATGGCCAGAGGGCTGCTATACCCACAGGAGACTGGCACTATCAGTCCTATCACTGGCATATTCAGAAGGCGCTGCCGCCCCGCTCATCACGACTACGCTAGTAGGTAATGCTTTCGGCAAAGAGCATCATAGGATCCTGCCGCACCCACTGAGATAACAGAGGTCTCCTTACTCGTTCTGTGCGTGAAAAGCGCGGGTGTTCCATCGCCACAGAGACGACAGAGGGCTGTGAGCTTTGTGATCCGGTCGCAGAAGGGAATGAGTTCAAGCGTGTGGCCAAAGGGTTTGCGGTTGAAATCGCCACTGAGGCCAACGACAACTACATGCTTTCCCTCGGCCTCCACTGCATGTAGAACAAAGGCTACCAGGTCTTCAAAGAACTGCGACTCTTCAATAAGAATTAGCTTTGAGTCCGCGTAGGCAGGATGTGCATCGGCCTCTCCTAAATATGACACGGCAACTGCATCGTGGCGCCCATGATTATGGCTATGAATTGCATCCTTCTCATAGCGCGTATCGAGCCTGGAGGTGAGCGTTAGAATTTTCCATCCAATGGCTTCATATTTGCTAATCAGTGAGAGCAAATACGAGGACTTCCCCGCATACATCGGGCCAATAATCAGTTCGAGGGACATACACCTCCATCGAAAAAGGTATGTTTCATTTTTAGTCACGACATTAGCGCCCGGTGGAACCAAAGCCACCCGTGCCTCGCACCGTCTGAGAGAGGGAGTTCACCACCATAACACTCGCAATGTGCCCCATATCTGGAGCTACGATCTGGAAGTAGCGATCACCCTTGAGGTGATTCTCTGCAGACATCGTCTTATTAAAGAGAATCTGGTTTGAGATAGCAATTGGCGCCATTAGAGTACCGCGATACGACTTATCGATAACGCCCTGTGAATTTGCCATAACAAAGCCACTCTTCATAATGGAGGAGCGCGGGCAGAGCCAGTAATGCACATCCTCTTCTGAACCATCCTTGTTCACTCGCACCATTCGTGCAGAGGTACCGAGGTCGAGAAGCTGTGCCTTTGAATTGAAGTCCATATTCTCCATCCTGTACTCCTTCACCACGAAGAGGTCGACGCCAGCATTCTCATCCGACCGATTCAGAGTCGACGAATAAAAGATGCGACCCTCCTCGGTAGGCAGAAGCTCAAGACGGTATGTATGGGACATCTCTAGCTATAAAGCAGCTAAGCGAGGAGTCAATTTTACTACCATATGAACTTAAAAATAAGGAAGCTCAAAGAGCTTCCTTACTCATCGGTTAGTTCGTCGTAAGTGCTGGCTGTGCCAGCCATCCCTTAGGGTAGGACATAAAAATTAAGGAAGTTTTAACTTCCTTAATTTTTAGTCACGACGTCAAGGGGCTAAAACCGAGTCTATTTACACCGGTAGATATGGCAGAGATTACTCTCCCCGTTTCCCTTGGGGAAGCACTTGATAAACTCACGATCCTAGAGATTAAAAAGAGCAAAATCGCCGACGAGAGAAAAGCTGACTGTGAAAAGGAATATGATGTCCTTGATCAAAGCCTTGCAAAGTACCGTGAACAATACGCCTATTTTTACAAGCTTCTTTTCGAGATTAATCTTGCAATTTGGGAATTACAGGATCTCTTCCACGGAAAGGAGGTAACAGCGGAACAAGGTGCGGCCATTTGCAAGAAGATTCTTGATGAAAATGATCGCCGATTCCGCGTAAAGTCAAAACTGAATCACGCTGCTTCTTCAAATCTCCGTGAACAGAAGGGATACGCGAAAAAGAGGGCTTTTGTCTATAGTCACCTTGGCCTCGGTGATATGTTCTGGATGAACGGGGCTGTCCGTTACCTCGCCACCGCATTCGATGAAGTGATCGTTGTCTGCAAGGAGAAGTATGAGACAAATGTGAGACTCATGTACGCCGACGACCCTTCCATCAAACCCTTTCCAATCAAAGATGATTATGTTCTCCATCCTTTCAGTGAACATCGCAAGTTCATTGAAGCCGATGGATTCACGGTGTTCACCTGTGGAGCTCATACAGAAGGGCACAAGGTCTATGATTTTCCTCTTTCATTTTACGACGACTTTGGGCTGCCGCGAGACGTGCGCCAAGCCTATTTTCATGTACCCAAGTTTCAAGAGGCAGCAGATCTTTTACTGAAAGTGCGCTCCGTCGCACCGAACTACATCGTTGTTCATCAGCAATCTCAAGCAAAAAAGTTGCCTATTTGGGATATGCTTAACAAACAGGACCCAAACAGGCTAGTACTTGATCTCAATGAGAATCATTATCCAGCTGATCATCCATTTCACAGTGTAGCAGAGCTCGTTATCAACCAACCTCTGTTATTTTATACGTTTCTTCTTGTAAACGCAACTGAGATTCATATGATTGAAAGCAGCATCTATTGTATGGCTTCACATCTAGATCTCAGACACGTTTCAAAGAAAGTCTGCTACGAGGCGTGCGGCGGCTCGAACGAGCGGATCGGTGTATTCGAAACGGGTGTTCTTCCCCAGGTCTAAAAACGTTCAAAGATAGTATACTATGGAGTTAGTCGAAGCTCATTTTGCAAACCTAGATGGAAATCTCTGGTATGATGAAAAAACTGGCGAGTATGAAATGTTTGGGGGAGAGGGAAAGTCTATGCATGTAAATTACCTCACATTTCGGGAACTATTCAAAAATATGAGTATACTACGCCCCCTTACAATTCTAGAATCTGGAATTGCGAGTGCCGGTACAAAAAGTACATATTTATTCAATGAGTTTGTGCGAAAATATGGAGGCCGATTCTGGTCAGTTGATATAAATGAGGAACTAGTGCTTGAGCACCAAGGTAATATGTGTCCTGCCACCAAACTTGTCTGCGAAGACAGTGTAGAGTTCTTCACTTACTGGGCAAAAAGGAATGAGCCGGCAGATGTGATTTACCTGGATAGTTGGGATCTCGATTTTTACAATCCTATTCCTGCAGCAGTTCACGGGCTTAATGAATATAGAGCAATTCTTCCTACGGTTCGTCCTGGAACTCTTCTTCTTATCGACGATACACCATCAACACCCTATTGGTTAGATGGGCGTGGAAAGACATTTTCAGATATGAAGGAGGTCTATCTTAAAGACAAGACTCTTCCTGGAAAGGGCATGTATGTCTTATCAGAGCCGAAAAATGCAGATCTCCTTTTACACAACTACCAGGTCTTGTATAAATTTCGCTAGGTCTAAAGTGTTCGTATCCTATTTCAAATAGAACGATGAAGACCGCATTTATAACAGGGGTTACAGGTCAAGATGGATCGTACCTCACTGAGCTTCTTCTAGAGAAGGGCTATGCAGTTCATGGTTTTGCTCGCCGCACCTCGAATCACCAGAATCTTCTGCGCATTAATGTGTATCTCCAGCACCCGCGCTTCAAGCTGCACATTGGAGACATAACAGACGCATCCTCTGTGCAAAATACACTCACCACAGTGTTCCCCGCGGATGCGTCAGGTACATTAGAAATCTACAATCTGGCTGCACAGAGCCATGTACACCATTCCTTTTCTATGCCCGACTACACCGCAAAGGCGGACGGTCTTGGACCTCTCTATATTCTTGAGTGGATCCGTGCACAGAAAGATAATAATCGTATCCGTTTTTACCAAGCGAGTACGAGCGAGCTCTTCGGAAAGGTAAAGGAGGTTCCCCAAACGGAAACAACTCCCTTTCATCCTCGCAGCCCCTATGGTGTTGCGAAGCTCTATGCATATTGGATTGTACGAAACTATCGCGAAAGTTACGGAATGTTTGCGACAAATGGTATTCTTTTTAACCATGAGAGCCCTCGCAGGGGTGAGGACTTCGTCACGCGCAAGATCACGAAGGGAATTACCGCTGTTGTAAAGGGCCGCCAGTCTCACATTGAAATTGGCAATCTCGATGCCAAGAGAGATTGGGGACACGCTCGTGATTATGTCGAGGGAATGTGGCGCATTCTCCAGGCAGCCACACCGGATGATTTTGTTCTTGCCACTGGTACACAGCACACAGTTCGCGACTTTATTGATGTTTCCTATACCCTTGCAACTGGCCGAGCCCTTGTGTGGTCTGGCGAGGGTATTGATGAAAAGGGGCATGACTCGGTTACAGGAGATCTACGGGTCTGTGTAAATCCCCAGTTTTTCCGTCCTGCCGAGGTGGAAACTCTGCTCGGTGATCCCTCGAAGGCGCTTGCCGTGCTAGGTTGGAAGCCCACTACACCTTTTCCAACCTTAGTGAAGGAAATGATTGATAGTGATATGCTTTTATAAGTGAGTAGTAAAAATTGAGTAGCAGCGGTTCCAAGAACCACTTAGAAAGAACTTACTAATTAAGAGGAGGATGCCATCTGGTTTAGTAAGACCAAGCTCTGAAATTGAGCCCATTGTAGGGATTCAGTTTGGGATCTTTAGTCCTGATGAAATTGAGAAGCGTTCTGTCGTTGAAATTACAAATAGCGGAACCTATGATGGTGCCGAGCCGCGAATCAATGGTCTCTTTGATCCGCGTATGGGTGTTCTCGATAATGGAAAAACGTGCCGCAGCTGTGGCCAAAGCAATCACAACTGCCCTGGTCACTTCGGCCATTTCCGTCTTGCAAGGCCCGTGTATTATATTCAGTTCTTCCAGTACATTCTAAATGTACTAAGCTGTGTCTGTGTTCGCTGCAGCAAGCTTCTGATTGATAAGGATCTGCACAAGAACCTTATCAAGCGTCGCGGAGAGATCCGGTGGCGCCAGATGCTCGATCTCTGCAGCGGAATTGGACGATGTGGCCAGGAGACAGAGGATGGTTGCGGCGCGCGGCAGCCCGACCGCTATATTCGTGAGGGAATTGCCCGAATTATCGCGGAGTGGGACAAGATTGAGGGACCCGCTGCTGCGAGTGAGACGAAGCAGCGCCAGACGCTGGAGGTTGAGTATGTTCTCCGTCTCTTCCGCCGCATTACCGACGAGGATGTCGACTTCATGGGCCTCAGTCGTTTCTGGTGCCGCCCTGATTGGATGATTTGCACAGTTCTTGCCGTGCCTCCTCCGCAGGTCCGCCCCTCGGTGATCCAGGACAACAATCAGCGCTCAGAAGATGATCTCACGCACAAGCTGTTTGATATCATCAATATGAACAATATGCTTCAAGAGAAAATCAATAATAATGCGCCCAAAAATATTATCGACGAGTACACGAATGTAGTCCAATATCATGTGGCTACCCTAGTTGATAATCAGATTCCCGGAGTTGCGCCATCTGCCCAGCGCTCAGGGCGGCCACTGAAGTCGATCCAGCAGCGTCTCGGCTCGAAGGAGGGTCGTATCCGATACAATATCCAGGGTAAGCGCGTGGAGTTTTCAGCCCGTTCGGTTATCACTCCTGATCCGAACTTGTCTGTGGCGGAGATCGGTGTGCCGATGAAGATTGCCATGAATCTTACGGTCCCTGAGCGCGTAACTCCCTACAATCGTGAGCAGATGTACAAGCTCATCCAGAATGGTGCAGACAAGTTCCCGGGCGCAAAGACGCTCATTCGCCAGGACGGTCGCATGATCAGTCTTCGCCACGTCGTTGCAAAGGACATCGTCTTGTACCTCGGCGACACGGTGAATCGCCATCTCATGGACGGCGACATCATCCTCTTCAACCGCCAGCCCACGCTGCACCGCATGTCGATGATGGGCCACCGCGTGAAGGTTCTTCCCTTCAATACATTCCGTCTGAATGTATCCGTTACGAGCCCGTACAATGCAGATTTCGATGGTGATGAGATGAATGCCCACATTCCTCAGAGCCTGGAGGCGTCGACGGAGCTGGCCGAGATTGCGGCGGTTCCCCACCAGATCGTAACGCCTCGCCACGCCAAGCCGGTGATTGGCATTGTTCAGGATACTCTTGTGGGCTCATGGCGCATGACGAGGCCCAAGATCCAGTTCAACCGCCGCGAGTTCATGAACATGATGATGTGGAACACGCGCTTTGAGGGTGTGATGCCCCAGCCGGCCAAGGGATCTCACTGGTCTGGCCAGCAGGTAATCTCTCAGCTTCTCCCGCCGATCAACATGGAGATGGGAAATGGCTTCTTTAAGGAGGCCAAGACCGAGGAGGAGAAGAAGGAAAACTTCGTGATCATCCGTGAGGGCGAGATCGTTCAAGGTATTCTGGACAAGGACATCTTCAGCAAGCCGTCGAAGGGTGTTGTTCACACGACGTTCAAGGACTATGGCTCAAAGGACACCGTGCGCTTCATTGATTCGATGCAGAACACGGTCGAGCAGTTCCTCGTCTACAATGGTTTCTCAGTCGGTATCAGCGACTTGATTGCCGATGAGAAGACGCGCAAGGAGATGGACAAGGTAATCAAGCAGAGGAAGAGTGAGATCGAGAACATTCTTCTCCAGGTGCACCTTGGTCTCTTCACGAACACGACCGGTAAGACGAATCAGCAGGAGTTCGAGGACAAGGTCTACACGGAGCTGAACAAGGCGACGGAGCTCTCAGGTAAGATTGGCTTGGCCTCCCTGGCTGATGAGAATCGTCTGATTGCCATGGTTCGTGCGGGCTCCAAGGGCTCCACGATTAACATTGCGCAGATGATGGCGTGTGTGGGACAGCAGGCTCCTGAAGGTCGCCGAATCCCCTATGGATTCACGGACCGTACTCTCCCGCACTACAAGAAGTACGATGATGGTGCAGAGGCCCGCGGCTTCGTGGAGTCGTCCTTCATTCACGGGCTCACACCGCAGGAGTTCTTCTTCCACGCGATGAGTGGTCGTGAAGGTCTGATTGATACAGCTGTTAAGACCGCGGATACTGGATATATCCAGCGCCAGCTCGTGAAGGCGATGGAGGATCTCGTGATTCAGTTCGATGGCACTGTTCGTGATGCGCGCAATAACATTGTGCAGTTCCACTATGGTGAGGACGGCGTGAACAGCACGAAGATTGAGACTCAGGGCCTTGGCCTGATGAAGATGACAGAGACCGACATTCTCACGCAGTACGCTATGCGTGGCCTGGAGGGCGTGGCGATCACCCCTGAGGACCAGTCGGCTCTTGATGAGTTCGCAAAGACGGTTCTTGTGGACCGCGGCGTCCTCGTGGAGGGCGTTTACCGTAACAAGGCGGATGGAAACACCTTCGCGAGTGTGAATCTGGAGCGACTTCTCCTCACGATTCAGAGCAAGTTCGGAAAGGAGGAGACATCGGATCTCACTCCTTCCTATGTTCTTGAGGGAATCAAGAAGATCATCTCCCGTACCCAGTCGTACCATATTCTGTGGGGGGCGATGCTCCGCTTCTACCTGGCACCGCACAAGCTCATTCTCAAGGAGAAGATGTCGCAGCTGGCCTTCGATGCGCTCGTGGAGTCGGTTGTTCTCAAGAACTGGCAAGCATGGGCACAGCCTGGTGAGCACGTGGGAATCATTGCGGCGCAGAGTATTGGTGAGCCGTCGACGCAGATGACGCTGAACACTTTCCACTTGGCAGGTGTGGCGGCGAAGTCGAATGTAACTCGAGGTGTTCCTCGACTGAAGGAGCTACTGAAGGTGACGAAGTCGCCCAAGGCGATTTCTCTCACGATCTATCTGAAGCCCGAGTTCCGCGAGAGCAAGGAGAAGGCACGTGAGGTTGCACAGGACCTTGAGCTTACGATGCTAAAGGATGTGGCGAAGCGTGTGGCGATCTATTATGATCCGAAGGACGAGGAGACAATCCTCCCCGAGGACAGAGATATCATTGCCTTCCACAAGCAGTTCGAAGTGAGCCAGGCCCAGGGCGAGGAGGAGGTGCCTCTAAGCAACTGGCTGCTCCGCATGGAGCTGGACCGAGAGAAGCTGTTCAACAAGAACATCAGTATGGACGACATCTCGTTCATTCTCAAGCAGCGCTTCTCAGATGAGGTTACACTGATCTACAGCGACTTCAACAGTCCTCGCCTCATCATGAGAATGCGCCTCCCTAGGACATCCACCTATGAGCTCGACGATCTGGCGAATCTGAAGAAGTTCATTGTGCGCCTGCTGAATGGCATTGTGATCCGCGGCACTGCGGGTATCAAGGGAATTTCCTTCCGCCAGGACAAGGATGCCCTGGAGCTGGAGGGTGGTGCCTATAAGCCGGTGAAGCAGTATGTACTGGACACGGATGGAAGCAACTTCCAGTCGGTGATGATTCACCCGATGGTTGATGGCAATCGTCTAGTGAGCAGCCACGTGCACGATATTTACGAGAACCTCGGCATTGAGGCCACTCGCACCGTGCTGCTGAATGAGATCTCGACGCTGTTTGAGGAGGCGGGCGTGAATTACCGCCACCTTGGCCTTCTGTGCGATGTGATGACCAATGCGGGTCGTCTCATGTCGGTGGACAGATATGGTATCAACAAGAAGGATATTGGCCCGCTGGCCAAGGCGAGTTTCGAGGAGACGGAGAAGATTCTGCTGCGTGCGGCCATCTTCGGTGAGACGGATCCTGTGACGGGCGTGAGTGCGAACATCATGACGGGCCAGGTGATCCGCGGTGGCACGGCGTTCAGCCAGATCTTGCTGGATGAGTCGGCGTTGCTACGCCTCCAGGAGGGCCTACCTCCTGTACCGGTGGATGAGGAGGAAGATGTCGAGGAGCCGACTGAGGAGGAGATTGCAGAGGAGTTGCACGAGGATGCGAACGACATGTGCTCATCAGCGCGTCTGCGCATGAACATCGTGATGCCGAACTCGGCTGTACTAGTCGAGGAGCCTGATGTGGGCTTCACGGTAATGAAGTCGGATGACTGAGAGGAAGGGGGAGGACTGAGAAGAAGTCGGAAGACTGGGGTATCAAAGACAGTGCCCGTGTGATGCCCGCCACAACCCCTGCTAAGATTGTCTGGATTGTTATTTACAAGCTAGAGAAACTAAGAAAGGTCTGAGAACTATAATGGCGATCTTAACTTATCACCTGGAACAAGTGGTTTAAAATACTTCTTATAATTTTTTATAACATATTCAACAGAATTATCTTTAGCTTTTGGGTATAAATACACTTCATAAGCATCTTGAGACATATTGCTTGATAACATTGCTACTATATCATCATTTTCATAAAACTCTGCAATCATAGTTTTATATTTTTGTGTAGTTGGTTTAGGCATATTTACATACGTATGGGTTTTATCCTTGTAAATAAGAACAAGCTTCTCCCCTGAAGCCAATTTTCTCCAAAAATTTTCTAGTTTTGGATTTTTTCCCCAAACAGTATCATTGTTATTCAGATTGGCTACTACTTTTTTTGATACTTTTCTTGTTTTTCTATCCTTTAGCATTTCTACTATAGTATCTAGATTCTTTTATTACCATATGAAGAAGAGGCTAAACACCTAGCCCCATAAGAAGGTATGGAAACTTGGAAAGAAGAAGGCCCACCATGGCAACGAACACGTTTTTTTCAGACAATACCCGCCAGCCCTCCGCACCTGTTCACCTTTGTCCCCTGGCGAGATCCACCCATAAATGAAGATCTCTCGGCCTACAAAAAGACAATTGCAGAGTACGAGGCCGCCCACATCTGGGAACTCGCCAAAAAGATGGCCAATCCCTATGAACTCATCCACACCCAAGATGATTCCCATTTTCACCCCTCACTCTGTATCTACCGACCTCTTAGCCGCAGCTATTTCAAGATGATCGAGATGCTCGGTGTTCTAAAGTTCTACGAGATCATTCCGAAAACGCAGAACAAGATCCGTTCCGCCCATGTAGCCGAGGGGCCGGGTGGCTTCATCGAAGCACTTCTTGAAACAGCTGAACATCAAAAGAAGCAGGTACAGATTGCGTTGGCAATGACACTAAAGCCGACAAATAATAGTGTACCGGGGTGGCGACGTGCATCCGTCTTTCTTCAGCGACACCCGGAAATCAAACTCCATTATGGTGCAGATAACACAGGAGATATCTACGTGAAGGAGAATCAGACCTCTTTTATTGAGAAGGCAAAGCCAGGAGTACAACTCTTTACTGCAGACGGAGGATTCGATTTCTCAATCGACTACTCTGTGCAGGAGAAGCGAGTCTTTCAACTTCTACTCTGTTCTTCACTCATCGGCCTCCAGTGCCTTTCAACCAATGGCTGTTTTGTTCTCAAGTTCTTCGATATTCTCTCAGAACACACTCAGATCCTTATTGTTCTTCTGGGACGCTGTTTTCGCGAATGGAACCTCTACAAACCTGCCACGAGCCGGCCGTGCAATTCTGAAAGATACTTTCTTGGTAAAGGGTTCAGAGGGCTTCGCCCCGAAATTCTCGAACTTCTCTTGAAAATGGAGGAGCAAAGCCTCAAAGGGTTTTATCCTGTTTCAGAGGATTTTATCACGCCCGCTGAAAACGAATACATTATAAAACATATCGAGGGTCTCGCTATAACACAGAAGGAATCTCTCAAAAAGGCAATCGCCTATATCCATACGCCCTCTTTATGGGAAGCCTCTGTAAGACAGTATTTCGCGGCAAGTCATGCATGGTGTGTACGATTTCACGTTCCAGTCTTACAGAAAGTAGTGAACCTTACTGCTGTTGCAGCTGTGGTTTCACAAATGTCTGCACGAGCCGCTGCCCTACAATTACCGAAGCCTGATGCTGAGACAGATCTCCCTCTCCCATCTTGTCCAGCATTGCCAGCATAGTCGTTAAGCTATTTTTGTGGTAGGGCTCATCTCCTAGAACAGTCTCAAAGAGATGGGGATAATCACGTGCAAACTCGGGAAGACGTTCCGCGATCTCCTCCTTTCTAAGCCCATCTGCCTTGTAGGTCTCAGCACGGTTCACCATGGCACGAACATACTCGGCCCGCTGTTTCGCAGGAAAGGCAGTCTCCTTCTGGGCAGCCTCGGCCGCAGCGCGCTGGATCTCATTGGGGTCTAGATTTGACATCTACTTTGGAAAACAATCTTTTTTTAGGCGCCTAAACTTTTCTTCCATGGATGAGCAGAATGAACAGGGGATATATAATGACGGAAGAAGAACGGCTAGAACTTGTTGAATGGGTACATAAAATGAAGCCCAAATTACAACTTATCGGTTATAATCGTTCAGATATTATTATGGAATCTCATAACACAGATATACATCCTCTTGTCTGGGAAATAAAAAAGAGAGTGATTGAAAAGGAAGGACTTGAAACTCTTGAAAAACATGAAGAACCTCATTTTAAAGATTTTCTTGGTGTAATTCACACGAATGGATATATTCATCCTCATCGTGATCCTAATAAAGGTGATTTGTATCACTGTAGATTTAATGTGTTTCTTCAACTTCCAGATAAAGGAGGACAAGCTTACTACGACGGAAATCCAATTCAGAGTATAGAATGTTGTTATGTACTCTGTCTTTCTGGACTAGAATATCATTGGACTGATCTCGTGGAAAGCGAGAAAGAGAGATTTTCTCTTTCTTTTGGATTTCTATTACCCAGAGAAGTTATTGAACATCTCCAATCGAAGAAACCAAGGGGTGGCAAATTAAAGAAGTGGACCAATAAAATATAAGTAAAAGTAGAGATGCCCTACAATGATGATGAAAAAATTTCCCTCTTTCGCAATGTTATTAATACTATTAAAAAAGAGATCATTTTGAATAAACCGAAGAAATCTCCCGAGGAGGCTGCAAGGATCTTATTAAATCTTCACAAGGTTCTTACGAGCGTGATTAAGAGAAAAAGGGACTTTTCTTCTCTTAAAGATAACAATTTAGAGGGTGTATTTGATGATATTATTAATGAAGGAATGACATCTCATTTAGCAGATCAGTTAGAATATTATTGCCATCGTGATCTCTATGAAAACCCTATGGCAATAGAGATAAAACATATTAATATACAGTATAAATGAATAGATTTCTATCCTATACAATAGAATGGAACACAAGTTCGAAAAATCTGTACCTTACCATTTTTTAACAGGATGCCCTAAGGGATATCGTAAGCGTTCAGAATATACAACTGCAGCAGGCACATATGTCCCTGCACGTTGTGTGCGTTCTACGTCGCCTTATGCAGAATCAGGTAAACATCTTGGGGAGAGACTCAAGAAGAGAATGACTGCGCGTATCCATCATTCTAAGAATACTAATAAGAGTATCAAGTGTCCTAAGGGGTACATTGGACGTGCAGCATATGTGCGTCGCTACTCGACTTCAGTCAGATCGAAGGGCTACACGGTGAGAAAAGCTTCCGGCACAACCTATAAGGTTCATCCGAGAAACAGGAGTTTGTACGTTCCTGCATCCTGTATTAAGGACACTGGAAAACCTGGAAAGGGAGTTCCCAATGGACAAGCCATCGCCCCTTTACGGAAAGGTGAACTTACAAAGTATGGATATTCAACAAATCTTCCTGAAAATGATAGAAGAAAAATTCTTCTTGAGGCAGTGAAGGATTTGGGAGCTCTTACAATTTATAGAAAACTCGATGCGGTTGCAAAACTAAGTCTCCGAATTTCTCCAGAAAACTCGCGCATTTTTGCGAAGGACAGGGACTGGATCAGAAAGACATTTGGTCCCCTCAAGGCCTTCTAGAAAAAAGAACACCTAACTATAGAATTCAAGATGCGTGTCTCTGTCTTAGTTACAGCATTGATGCTTTTATTGGCCGCGAACATAGTCATGATGTATTACATACCTTTTGGTTTACGCGAGGGATTCCAGGCTACGATGCCTACGGTGAATATGGGCACCACACCCCCTATGGCTCCTCCTACGCCTGCTGCGGCCCCTCCTATGCCTTCTGCGGCCCCTCCTATGCCTGGCCCTCCTATGCCTGGCCCTCCTATGCCTGCTGCGGCCCCTCCCATGCCCCCTGCAGCTGTGCCCGCGGAGATGAAGAAGCCTGTGAATGGTTTCAGAAACAAGGGCGAGGGCTTCACTAGCTACAGCCTGGCAAATGGCGGCGGCGCGAAGGATTCTTATGAGTCGATTGGCCCGTACGATGGTGTCCGTCTCCCGACGGGCAATAGCTCTGGCTGGCGTTACACCGCCCCGAATGAACCCTTAACTGGCCCCGAGGTTGAGCCCGGCCCTGATAATCTTTTTATGTTCAAAAATAATCAGTGCAAGCCTGAGTGCTGCGGTGCCTCATTTAGCTGCGACGGCGGATGCGTGTGCACAACACCGAAGCAGCGCGACTTCATCAACACCCGTGGCGGAAACCGTACATCTCCTGGCGACGATGTCTAAGACATCGACAGAGAACGATGTCTAAGACATCAAGAGAGAACGATTTCTAATCCACAATCTTATTGAAATATTCGCTCAAGAAATTGAAGTATTCATGTCTCTTAGTCCATGAACACCTCAATACAATAGAACAGGCCTCAGATGATTCAATCACTTCAATTGTAATTGGATCCTCGTGTAGTTCTTTTCTAGGATAATAACCATCATAGGTATCATTATGATCAGTGTATGAGGAAAGCCACTCAAGATCAACCTTTCCAATTTGCTTTCGTAAAAGAATGTATTCTTTGATGCATTCAAGGCGTGGCAAGAGAATAAGCTTTTCCGCTTCAGATGGCTGACGTATCTTCTGTTCAAGCTTTTCAATTTCTGTTAAACATTTATCAAGTCGTTCTTTTGCTGTCGTCGAACTCTGGACTGAGCTCACATACATCTCATGAAGCATCTTCTTCTTAGCATTTAATTCTGATAACTTTTCCATGATGAATGTCCGTGTATCCAGAATTTCAATTTTGGTTGATGGCATGAAAGTAAATTCACACTATAAATATAGATATGAGCAACTTTGCCTCAAACATAACTAAGGCAATGAACAAGAAAAATAATCTTGGTGCACCACCTCTTACTTCAAGGAATGTCTCTTCTCCTCAAAACAGTAGTCTGATTTCTCTTTTTAATAAGGGCCCGACAAGCACACTGAACTCTCTTTCAAAGAATCTCTCTAGCAATGCAACACTTGGTTCAAAGAATAGTATTCTTGGGGCAGCTACGGCGGGTGTTACGAATGCCGCTAAAGTAGCAAATTCTGCAATTACAACTGCAACAACGGGTGTTACGAATGCGGCAGGAGCTGTGACAACGGGTGTTACGAATGCGGCAAAGTCTGTAACGACGGGTTTAACCAATGCTGCATCAGGGCTTACAAATGCTGCAAAAAACGCTGCTACTACAACATCGAATGTATTCAATACGGTTTCTAAAAATTCATCTAATTTTATGAATACGTCTTCTAACTATGTGAATGGTAATACGAATGTGCTAAACAATTCATCGACTACAAGCTGGGGCCTAATTGGAGGCATCTTTTTCCTCTGTTTCCTTATTTTCATCAGTATCTTCCTCTTTTTCAACAAGGAGCTTCAGACGGGACTTAACAATCTTATAGATAGAACACGTTCTGCACTAGGTCTTAATAAGCCTCCTGAACCTGTACCGGCACCTGTAACCACAGAAGAACCCTCGCAGGGCATCGTTGACTCGATAGTTAAAAAGATGATTCCCTCCGAGGTATTCAATGTGAGCAAGAATGAGTACAGCTATTATGATGCGGAAGCTCTCTGTAGTGCACTCGGGGCTGAGCTTGCTACAATTGATCAAGTAAAGGAGGCATACGAGAAAGGAGCAGATTGGTGCAACTATGGCTGGGTTAGAGGACAGGGTGCAGTCTATCCTACACAGAAGGCTACATGGGATCTTCTTCAACTGGGCCCTGAAGAGGAGCGCAGTGCGTGTGGAACCCCCGGTGTGAATGGAGGCCATTTCGACAACCCCGAGATGAAGTTCGGAGTGAATTGCTATGGCCCGAAGCCGTCGCAGTCTGGCCACGATGAATCTGAGCTCATGAAGAACGGAAGCATCCCGAAGACGGTTGCTGGGTTACAGGTCTACGAGAAGATTAACGAGTTCAAGAAAAAGACGAATGAGATGGAAATCCTCCCGTTCAATGAAGGTAAGTGGTCTTCATCATAATATCGACAATATAAATTATTATTATTAGTTAGTAATGCCACCTAATAATAATATCTTCTACACAAAGACATTTAAGAATAAGTCTTGGGCGAACTACCAGTATGAGCTGGACCAAGCCAAATCACCTGCTGAGAAGAAGGCAGCAAGAAATGAGTATAATGCTATTATTGCCGATGGTATGAGACAAAAGGAGGAAAATGATAAGAAGAAGGGTAACGTCGAGGTAAGAAAGTGGAACCTCGAAAAGAAGAGTAAGGAAGAGGAGAGAAAGGAGCGCGAGGAGAAACAGCAGAAGGAAGCGGAAGAGAAGAGAAAGGTAAAGGAGGCGGAGAAGGCCGCGCGGAAAGCGGAAAAAGCGAAGGCAGAGCGCGAAAAGGCTGAGGCAATTAAGAAGGGTGATATTAATACTCTGAAAAAACTCAATATTGCGAGTAAAACAGCACTTCTCAAGAAATTAGGACGGCAGACGAAGAAGTGCAAGTGGGAACATGAGAAGAACGGATGCTGGGCACACAAGGAGGGTAAGTGCCCTTTCAAGCACAATTGCAACAATGCCAAGAAGGGAGGTACAAGAAAGCTCCGCCGTTAATATCCTTCCGCCATATCCATTAAATAAGGATCATTGGCGGACGCCCGCGGCTTGAAGACAATTGGCTCTTCTCCATCGGTATCATATGATTCATACAAAGTTGCAGTCTGAGGGGACCTTTCTAAGTCTAGACAGGTCCACACTGCATGTTGAACAATAAAACGTTCATTTATACAATTCTCATCGAAGAGATATGCCCATCCCTCCCAGAACTCATCCCACGTATCTTCATCCATCACATAGTGATAATGAGAGAATTCTTCTTCCTCATATTCTGTGTTTAAAACGGTTGAGTGCCAAGATTTCTTAGAGCGTCTACCATTGCGAATTAAAAACAACTCTCGTGCAATTGTGGCGACAAGTTTATTTGCAGAGCATCCTAGTACATATCCCTTTCTAGCAAGAAGAGGTACAAGTCCGTGATGTACAAGAGACTGAAGAACCCACTGTCTCTCTTCATCGCACACCGACTTCTCTTTTAGCCAGTTCAACCAAGCCTGTATCTGAAATGATTTTGATAACGAATACACACTCATTTACACGGTACTTCCTTTTTCTTTCTACAGTATTATTGCGCCAACTCTTTAGCTAGGAGGAGGGACGGGGGGTAGCGGGGGTAAAGCAGCCGTCTTCTTCAACTTCTTTTTCACTTCCACATCTCTATGTTTTCGTATAAATTTGATAATATCAGGAGTATCGTCCGGGACGTTGAGATCCTTCATACGGCGTTCATTATAGTATGAGTGTAACATATCTTCAAGACGGCCAAATGTAAGAGGCAGACTGTGTTTCTCCTCGTGGATCGAAAGTTTGCCTCCGTGAATCTGTATTATGGCATTTTCCATTTTATTAGCAACAAGAGTCTGTAGAATCTTATCTTCATATCCATCTCTAACATTTCGCGCATTTGTGGCCTGTTTTTGTAGGCTTGATGCGAGATTATCAAAATGTACCCAACTTCTCACGGAATCGGCAAGTGTATTTGTATTGATCTGATTACCCTGCATATCTACCAATGTAGAGTACTTTCATGCATTCATCTGTCCGCAATAGGCTTCCGGAGTTGATATAAGACAATTCCAAGGGTAAGGACAACAATAATTAAAAGAATAACAAGGAACATACAAGTTAAGAAAATATAGGGAAGAATGCGTTCCATTACATGATTAAGGAGAGGATCCACTAAAAACATTTGAAGCTGTTTTCTTGTTTCATCACGATTAATATATAAGAAAATATTTTGCATAATTTTATTACTGAGAGTTGATTCTTCTTTTTTTTCGGAGACCGGCATCTACTCTACGCGGTTTAAAGTAGTCTAATAGATTCTACGCAGCAACAGACTATGGAGTTTGCAAGTCCTATATTGGATTCTGGACGAGAGGCATATAGAATACGTTTATTAAAGGGTCACCCCATTCTTACTTCCGAATCACAGTATCTAGACAAGTTAACGAAGATAAATAGTCCAAATGAGGAAGAAGACACCTATAAACAAATCATTAAGTTATTTGTTTCAGAGTTTATTAAGAAAGAGGCAGAAGCAAAGTGGTTTTCTTCAAGGCCTCGCGAGGCCTCCATTCTACGGCGCCTTAGAAATCAGTGGATCGTCCCTTCTAACAAGCAGAAATCCGACGTTGAATGGGTTATACCTCATTGGCAACTTGATTGCATTGAAATAACAAAGGAAACAATCAATCTTCTTTGGCAACTTGTTGATTTAGAGCAAACAACTCCAAAGATACCTTCCGGATTCTTTGCTCCTTCTCGCCCAGCGTCTCCCTCTCAAGGGGAGAAGGAAACTGTACGGCAAATCACTGTTCACCCTGCAGAAAAGAGTGATTTAGAGGTTGTGTTTGATATCCCATATAGCTCTACGGCAGAGGAAGCTCAAGAAGAAGAGATTAAGTTAAGGCAAGCGATTCGTGAGGCCCGGCTACGCTTCGCTATTGCAAAACTAAAGAAGGATCGACTCCTTGAAAAGTACTTTAACGAATATGGTGAGATCCCCGAAGACCCGGATTTCGATTCGGGCTCTTCTGAGGAAGATTAACTTTTTCAAAAAATGCAATTTGTTATAAAAATATACACTAGTTCTAATACAGAAGCAAGATGCCAGCCTCCTACACTCTTCAGTCCGTTGGTGCAATCGCGGTATTAGCAATTGTTGTCGTTGCGTTAGCTTACCTACAGCCCACTATGTTCAAGCGCGAGGGTTTCCAGGCCACTCTGTCTGCAGCGGCGAACTACTCTGCCCCTGCGGGTGGCAATGCGGAGGATGGGCAGAAGCGCAAGGCCGACACTCGTAGCAATCCCAACTCGATGGGCGGTGATGTGATGCCTACGGAGGTCTCTGGCCCTGCGCAGTTCGGCGATGCGGAGAAGCCGTCCAACTGCTACCCCCGTGACCAGCTCACACCGAGCGAGCTCCTCCCGAAGGACGCCAACAGTGTCTGGGCCCAGCAGAACCCGATGGGCAACGGCAGCCTCAAGGGCAAGAACTTTCTTTCGGCGGGCGCCCTCATCGGCGTGAATACGGTTGGCCAGTCGATGCGCAATGCGAACTACCAGCTCCGCTCTGAGCCCCCGAATCCGCAGGTCCCGATCTCCGTGTTCAACAACACCACGATCGAGCCTGATGTGAACCGTCGCAACTTCGAGGTTTCGTAAATAGGTTAATCGAAGTAAAAAATACTAATACTACTTACTTTCAGTTTGTAATATTATGTCTTCTTTCCGCCCTAGTTGATAGGAAACAATGAGTTCAGAAATACAATATATGTTTGAAAAGGTGAAAATGTTATTTGGTGCTTCTAACTACCCGATTGTCGAAGTGACATCATCGATTGATGGAAAGACCTATCGAGTACGTGACATGCCTGATAAACAAAAGGCAGCGGATCTCATGGCGCAAGTCCGTCTTAATATGCAGAAACTCAAGCTCCATCTGGAATCAAGTTATCCTGATAAGGCTCAGGTGATCCAACTAAAAAACAACTTTGTTGCCGATGCAGGTCGTATGTTCGAGTCGACACCTGATGCAGAATTCACAAGTTATAGCGTGAATAAAGGGGAATCCGTGCACTTTTGCCTTAGACAACGCGATGATAATCATGAAAAACTTGTAGATGTAGATATTATGACATTTGTAGCGATACACGAGATGGCTCATATGATAACAAAGACTATTGGACACGGCGCCGATTTCTGGAACAATTTTGGCTGGCTTCTCCAAGAAGCTGAGCAGATCCACATCTATAAACACAGAGACTTTACTGCACACCCCGTGAACTATTGCGGGATGAAGATCACAGATCAGCCCTCTTATGATGTTGCAAAAGATGAATCACCCGTTTAGTCTACGGTCCTGGAATTAAAATTAAGAAGGCTCAAAGAGCTTTCTTAATTTTCAGCCTCACCGGTAGGAATGGACGTGGTAAAAACAAATACAATCCATCCCGCTACGACAGTGGCGGAACTTATCAAAAAAATCAAGGAATCGCGCACAATGAATTCACTCTATGGTACCGCCGATGAATTTCCTGATGATCTCAAGAAAATTACAGTACTGTACCATTCATCCGCCACCGCAGAACCCTTATCTCTTACACTTACATCCATTTTTCCCTTTTATACAATGCTCGATATAAAAATTGCAATTTATGCGGCACTTGAAAAGAGAGAAGAGGCCGCTCCCATATTTCAAAGTCTTTTGTATAATCCTCTTGAGCTAAGTTCTGGAGAGACTTCCTCTAGTAAATCGCAGTTCTATTCCGCAGACTACTACTGGTCCGATCCACTCACGAAGGGATTTTCTTCTAAATGTGAGAGTTCTGAAGAAAAGAAGATTTTTCTTTTCAATCCGTTCCGCTATGCAAAACAGGATGAGAAAGTGACACAGGATAAGAAATCCAGATTTGTTCATCAGACTGGAGAAATCGTAAACTTGGAGAGAGTCTCCCAGAGTCGACTCACCTATGAAGACGCAATCCTCTCCCAAATAGATGAAAAGAAAACACCTGTCTTTCACCTGTTCCTTTTTAAGGATGTCTTTGCTGCTGCAGCCCCTGCATCTGAACGCGATTGGAATGGACTCATTCGCCCCTATTTTCCCTTTTTGCTTATGGATCAAAAGGCCCTCACCGAATCAAACAAGGAGGTTCTTGCGCTTCAAGAGTCTCAGTTCTCCAAGCAAAAGGAATTCGGGCTCCGCATCGAATATCTAATAAAATCGGGAAAACCTCTTCTTCCTCTTACACTTACAGGTGTACGATTTCTCCAGTTTCGCTGGGCTGCTGAGAAACAGGGGGAAGGCATCGAGGCACTTTTTTATGATACAAAAGTCTCTTCGGCGCGTCCATACATGAGACTTCTGCCGAGCAAAGGCTCTTCTGTTACAAAACTCCACATGACAGAGGAAAATGTTCCTGATTTACCAGACCCTCGCCTTCTTATTCAATGGAGTCGTGAGAGAAACCCCACACCTGAGTGCGACTATGCTTATATGAAGGTCGTTATCAAAGAGAAAGTCGGCCAGAGTCTCCCCGTTTATATGACACTTCGTCTCTTTGATGATTCGAGTGCTGATGCAATCATTCAACCACCGAGAGGAGTTCGCATACTCAGTCCTATCTCGGATCTAGAGAACATTGAAAAGTATCTCGAGGCTGGTTTAGAGGGAACTGATTTCTATACGAATACCTCCGCCAAACTCTATAATAGCACATTTATCTATGGCCTCCGCCTCGACGTGAAGAATGTTGTTTTCTCAAAGCGTGTTCTGGAGAAGAAACTCAGGGTCTTTTCTTCTTTCTTCCAGCAAATTACACCTCTTCCTGGTGAACAACCTCTTGTTATGCTGAGATACAAGCGTGTAAGTAATTTCACGAGAGAGGACAGGGTCTTTTCCTTTCTTACACAATATGTAACGCGTGCAGCACTTCTGAAAGAGGCTGGCCAGGAAAGAAGAACTCTTGTTGATAAGGTAATGGAAGAATTCCAGATTGATCGTGAAGAAGCAACGAAGCGCGTCTCAGATTGGTATTCGCGAAATGAGGTTGCCCTTGCAGTTCCTGAAACGAAGGACTTTATTCTTATGAATAATCCTGGGATTGATATTGCCATTTTCGGGCAACATCCATTCTACACTTTTCATATCTACAGAGTTACAAGCCTTATCTCTCTCAGACGAATCATCACACTTCTTTCTCTTATGTTCTCGGCGGAAGAGGAAGAGCTCGATGTAAGTGATCGTGCAGTTGCAGCCTTCCAAAAGGTTGAAGAGAAACTTGAGGAAACAAAAGAAGAAAAGGAGGAAACAAAAGAAGAGGAGGAAGAGGAAGGGCAAGCTGCAGCCGCTCCCGATTATATGGGAGACCTTATGTTTATGGAGGAGGGTCTGGGTGAGGAAGAGCCCCTCTCTGTGAAACAGGAGATCCAGCAGGATTCTGTGGCGCCAAAGGATGAACTTGAAGAAGCAGAGCTTCCTGAGGAACAGACAGAACCTTCAACAGCCGAGGGAGGTATTGCAGATTTCTTTCTCACGCGCCTCAAGCAGGCAGATAAGCGCCTTTTCGATTACACGAAGACACACCCTTCCCTGAAGAAATATGTGAGTATGTGTGCCGCGAATGTTACACGCCAACCCGCTGTCCTCACACAGGATCAGTACAAGGAAATGAGAGATTCAATCTACAAGCGAGACATTGATTCAGGTGAAATTGAATTTGTTGAATATCCTCTCGAGGAAAAAGACTCAAAGAAGGATAAGAAATCGGGTCTGAGAACCTCTGAGAAGTTCTATTTCCTCGAGTATGGCACAAATCCGAAGAATTTCCATTGGTATGTCTGCAGCAAATACTTCTGCACACGCGACAATCTCATTCTTCGCTCAGATGAGTTTGAGAGACCAGGGCAGTACCGCCGAGAGATTGAAGGAAAAGTCAAAGGATCAAAACCCGCAAAGACGTGCCCTTTTTGCGATGGGCGGCTCATACAGAATCGCAGAAGTCCAGGGCTCAATGAGACAGTGATTGAGAGAACAGTTGCTCCCAAAACACAAAATGCAATCCATTCGTTTATAGGATTTCTTAAAAAGACACCGCATCCTGAAGGATTCTATCTACCTTGTTGCTTCTTAAAGCCGGCAAACCCTGCCATTACGCGAACCGATGAATATTTCAAGAAGCCCTATTCGGTTGGCTTACCTTCTGCTCCTGTGGCCCAGCAGCAAGAAGAGGAGGATGATGAGGACTCCGAGGAGGAAGAAGAAGATATACCAGAAGATCTTCTCTCCAAAGAGCTTGGAGATATCTATATGATTGCAATGGCGGGTACGAGCAAGACATATATTGTTGGAGATGAGAAACTCCCTCTAGAGCCCCCCATTCTATTGAGTATTGCTTCTCTCAGCCAACAGAAAAAGAAGAGATCACAGGAGCCCCAGATTGGTCTTCTACCTATTGTTCTCGACAAGTACTTCTCCCAGTATCCACAGGGATTCGTAAAAACAAAGGTTCCCCAGCGTCTGAAGCCTGATGGGTTCGGCTTTCTTCGCATTGGAGTGGAGAATCGCGTTCGATTCAGACCCAATAGTTTCCTCGCCTCAGCCGCCCCTTTCTTTGGAAAGAACACTTCACATGCACTCATTGAGGATATACTCGAGAAACTTACGCCCTCTATCTTTCTTCAAATGAATTACGGAAATATGGTACACGAGTTCTATGATCCCAGTTATCCTGTTCTCGCTGATAATGAGATGCGAAACTGGATCTCTGTAAATTCTGTACCTCTTGATGTGAATGACACAAATACAGAAGCGGTCTCTCGTCTCTACAGCAGCTATAACAATTTCCGTGCAAAGATGCGCGATGAGAAGTTTGTGAAGGAGTACAGACAATTTGCGCTTCTGATGTCTGAACCGAATCTTCTCCGTGGAAATCGACAGGGTCTCACCTTCATCGTCTTAGATATCATACTTGATCCGATTACAAAGGAAGAGAAGATTGATGTACGTTGTCCTCTTTACGGATTTAACCAATCGATTCATGGAGGAAACGATATCGCGTTTCTCATGCACCATTACACTGGGATCTGGGAGCCCATTTTCTATATAGATGCGCGCCCTGGAAAGGAGCCCTTTTTTGATGTGTTCCAGCGGGCAAAAGAGGCGTTGTGGCCACCCATTGTGAAGGATCGTGTAGCCGAGTTCTTCAGCAAATGCAAGACAATGGATGGACGTCTCTCCTATCCCAGTAAGCCGATTGATGTTCTGAAGCTTCCACCCATTTCCCAAATCATGACACTCTTTCCGCAGTCGATGAAAACTGGGAGCCCCTATGGAGTTGTGCGCGATTCATACAATCACGTCGCGGCGGTGATCTATAATCCTCTTGCAATCTATAAAAACAGCAAACTCTATATTCCCATCCCATGTGCAGATGACGGATACTTGAATAAGAATTGGCGACACGTCTATCTCGACTGGACCAGTTTTGAACCTCCTGATGTCGAGTATCTGCTCGATTTTTATATGAGATATGTTGTACCTGTACTTTCTGTGCGAAGTAATTTCACGCCACGCCGAATTATTGATGCCCTGAGATCACGTCGTGAACTGCAGGTATGCGCCATACAACTTGCGAATGGTCTCATTTTACCCGCATCCGATCCTGATCGACTAGAGAAGATCAAAGGGTCTGTGCACCCGCCTATGCAGGAAGGCCACGTGAAGATTCATATTAATACGCGTGAGGGCGCCGACACAGGGGACGGCAGCGAAGCCGCGCCTCTTCTAACAGTTGCAGCTGGACTTCTGTTTGCCCGAAAACTCTATGAGAAGGCGTCTTCAGTTGAACTGATGGTTGATGGAAGAAAAATCCAGTACGCCCAGGAAAAGGAGGAAAATCTCGACTGGAATCGCGATAAGAAGATTGTATATGCCAAGGAAAATGAAGAGGCACTTCCTCTTACTTTATACACAACACAGAAGGAACTAAGTGAGATCTATGAGCACTTGCGTATTATCTTTGCAAAATGGCTAGCGGGTCTCCAGAGAGGTGATGATCTTCGCCGCAAACTGGAAACTGTAATCGATGATGATGCTATACCTCTATATGAAAAGAGGAAACGCCTTGAAATAATCTTTGGGAATAAGATCATCAGCTGGATGTCGAATGTGCCAAGAGAAGAAGAGGAAGAGGATCATCTTCTTCGTCGCGTAAATTGCAGTGCACAGGGGGCCGAGAAATGTTCTGGACGGTGTGTCTGGAAACAGGATACTGAGAAATGTCTACTTCACGTACCTGAATTCAATGATATCCAGGTTGATGTTCGCGAACTGCTGTACCACCGACTCATTGAGGAGCTACTGCGCTTTGGCGAGAAGAGACGGCAGCTCTTTGAGAATGATCTTTCCTATATGATTGATCTAGATCGCCCTATTCGTGATGGAAATGAGTACATCATACCTGAGAAATCGGCTGCATGGTATGAACTGATGCGCATGGACTGGACTACAAAGAAGGAAGAGGAGCCTAGATATTTGGAGGAGAAATCTTCGCCCTTATCTACGAGGGTTGTACCGATTGTGGAGGAAACTGCACTCCCTGATGGAATTGAATTCCTATTTCCAAAGGCGGAATCTGGTAAATTGCGTATGAAACGCAGTAGCTTGCTCAGCTTGATAGGACTTCTCTCCCTTGGGCGTGTAGAGATTCAGCCACCCCTTGCGGCAGATGCGAGAAAGCTCACTACAGAGCAAATTAGTTTCTTAGTACGCCAATCGCACCTAACCATTGGACAAGTGGATCTTCGTTCGCAAGAACCGGATTTGATTCTTAAAAAGCCGAGGGTACTGGATCACGGGACGGCCGTCTTCTTTTTGATCATAGGAGCAGAGGGCCCGGCAGTCCTCACGGTGGATCCCGACTCTGTAACACTTCCAGATAGAGAAGATCTTTCAAAGGTCTTTGCAGAAAAACTGGTGGGGGCAGAAATTGTCTCTTCTGAGGGCCCCATAAAGGGAGCTCTTGAACAGAAGAAGTTCAAGCCGAGAATTAAGGGTGCCGTTTAAATATCTACATCGACATCAGTATGGAGGAAACAAAAGAAATAAAGCTCACTGGAGATGCTGCAGAGAGTTTTATGTCTGGACGGAAAACACGTCGTGTGTCAAGGAGAAAGAATCAGAATCCTTTTTCCGAACCCGAAGAAACCTCTTCAGGAATGGTTAAAGTCAATAAGGTCGAGAGCCCGGTCGTGCCTTTAGTTGTAAAGGCTACTCCTGCACCTGCACCTGCACCTGCACCTGCACCTGCACTCGCACCTCCTGAACAAGAAGGCGGTAAGATGAAGAAGATGATCAAAGTGATATTGGAAAAGAAAGAGAAGCCAAAGGAAAAGGTTATTCTTGCTCCTGCAAAAGAGAAAGTCTCCCCGGTAAAAAATCGCTCAAAGACTCACAAGGCTCCGCGTAGAATTCGCGTATCATTGGATACCCTTTCAAATCGCATGAACCGCGCAAAAACAATTAAGAAAGAAAGTCAATCTACATCGATTGAAACAATCAAAAAAGCTTTGGTAAAAACGGGCCTTATTAAGATTGATTCTAAGGCCCCTGAGAAAATACTTCGGCAAATGTATTCGGACTTTGAACAGCTTAAACAAAAGGCACTTTAACGACGTTACAAATAAAATGAGCTTATGAATAGAGATGCTAGGAAGATCAAGAGTTCCTGTAACATCAAGAGCTCCTGTAAGAACAACGGGAAAGCCAGGATTAGCTAGCAGGCTAAGAACCTCTGCAACGAGTGTGGGACAGAGTGTATCGAGCGGGGCAAGCGCTGTTGCAGGTAAGGTTGGATCAGTTGCTTCCTCTGTTGCAGGTAAGGCTAGATCGGCTGCCTCAAGAGCCTCTGGTGCGTACGCCAGACTTCCGCCGGCCCAATCCATTCTAACCAGTTGGCCTATACTCTTATTACTAGGGAATGTTCTTTTGGCTTCTTTAGGATTTTACATGTACCTTAGCAAGTACAATAAGTTCAGATGGGACTCGTTCACAGTAGATGGAAAGCTCCCCATTTTTGAAATACATAGCCACATAAATGTGATTGTATTTATACTTTTGGCCCTTGTATGGACATATTCGGTCTATTACATAAATAATATGGTTTTCAAGAGTGATTGGATGAAGTTTGCAGGTATATTTGCCGCTATCTTTGCTGGAATTACTCAGCTATATCTGTTTGGCATGTTTTATTGGCTCTTTACGGGCGCCGATGAAGATAGTGAAAATGATCTTAAGGCTGCTAACAAAGAGGCTGATCTTGTTGCAGCTAAAGCAGCAGATACAAATGCAGCCACATGTTCTACGGCATGTGCAGGAGATCGCACTGAAAATGCATACACAATCGCTTCTAATTGCCCCAACGGTACATGCGCTTAAATTTCTTAGACTCAAGTAAGATGTCCAGCATAGTAAGAAAAGTCGCACCAGCGAGAATTGCACTGGGGAAGCAAGCAGCTGCTGGAGCAGCAGCTTTGCGTGCAAAAGCAACAACGATTGCCGCTTTACCAGCTTTTAACACGTATCTGGGAGGCGCAAATCTCCTACTCGCTGTTATTTCACTCGCAGTCTATTGGTCTTCAATGGGCACGTATCTCACAATGGGAGATATGGCAATTAAGTTTTTACAGATCCTAGCTCTTTCTGCAGTTGTCTATAATCTGGGACCTCTACTACCCCTTACTGCATTAAAAGGAGTTCTTGTTCTTTTTGAGGCAATTATATTGTTCTACATAATCTATTGGTTTGTAAATGGCCCATCTGATAAAAAGGCCGCGGATAATGAAACGATTACAAGCAAACTTATGACGCAACCTGATGGCACCCGCTGCCTCTCAGGTACAGGTACTTGTGATTCCAGTGGCAAGGGCTGTGTTAAAAAGGACGGAAACACGATACAAGGTGATATTGTAAAGTGCACTGCGTAAAATTGACATGATTCCCTTGTTAAAGAGTATAACAATGGGGGTCCATTTTCAGGATTATCTCCTGAAAAACATCCGACCCTCCATCAAAATCAACACTGAGAAGACAAGCTCGCACACGGCAATTATTGCAAAGGGAAATCGTATTCTCTGCGTTGCAGTAAACCAGTTCGGCTATGGCCATTCCCGGCATACAATTCATGCAGAAGTGAATGTAATCCGAGAGCTTGGAGATCTTACTCTTCTTAGGCAAGCCAGCCTCTATGTATGGAGACTCACAAAGGCCGAGGAGCCTACGAATTCAAAGCCTTGTGCCAGGTGTATGCGGTTTCTTAAGAAATGCCAACGTGAATATGGGCTCGGTACCATCTACTACACATCTAAAGATGAACCGCTATTCTTATATCAGGATGACAACGATGTTTGATGAATATATTCGTACATATAAACATTATTCATCGATTTACGGGCCAAAAACGGCTATTTTTTACCAGGTGGGTAAATTCTTCGAGTTCTATGATGTTCTCGACCCGATCACGTGCGAGGGACAGACCACCGCACGCAAAGTAATTGATTTTTTAGGCATTAAGCTTCTGTTTAAAAAAGCAAGTGTTTCCCGCCTCGCCAAGGGGGAGGATACAGGTAACCGTGATGGTCTTTGGTCTGGAATTCCCATTCAGAGTCTACACACATTCTCTCTCCGACTCACTCGTGAGAACTGGACCTGCGTTGTGGTGGAAGAGGAGAAGGATGCGAAGTCCAAAATCACTCGCCACATGACACGGGTTCTCTCGCCCGGTACTCACACGGAAGGCGCGGAAACGGAGAGTCTGTATCTCATGTCCATCTATTTCACGGAATCTGTCTGGCCCTCTCCTGCCCCTCCTTCCTTTGCAGCCACAGCCATTGATCTCACAACTGGACAGACTCTCTCCTATGAGAATGCAGCCTCAGGAAAACGCGAATCCTGGACAACCGATGATCTTCTCCATTTCTGCCAGGTCCATCCTCCCAAGGAATGCATTGTCTACTGGAAAGGAGATGCTATCTCCATCCCCTCGGAGCAGGTCCTGAGGCAGCGCACAGGAGTTCACACAGCCCTTCTTCATATTCGCCAGGCTACCGAGAGCCCTCTTCAAAATCCGGTTGTGCGCGAAGATCTCCTCCGCCGTATGTTCAAGCCAAAATCTCTTCTTCCAGTCCACGATTCACTCTTTATTCGTGGAAAGCCCCTCACTGAAATGTCTCTTGTCTATCTCCTCCGTTTTATCGAGGACCATCTTCCTTCTATGACGGATCGCCTCAACCAGCATACCCTCTGGATACCAGATCGCTCTGTCTTTCTCGGCAACAACGTATTGAACCAAGTGAATCTTCTGATGAGCCGGCCGGAGGACTCCGTTCTAGGTCTCTTTCTTGGAACACAGACCGCTATGGGTCGTAGGGCGATGCGCGAGCGCCTTCTGTACCCCATCACTGATATCACGGAGTTGCGGCATCGTCTCGAGCAGATCAAAGAAATGGGTACCCTTGAAACGACCCAACTCTATGCGCATATGAAGAATATCCATGATCTTCCCAGGATTCACCGAAAGATTCAGACCTATACCATCTGCGCGGAGGACATTCTTCTCCTCGAGATCACCTACAAGAAGATTCTCCTGTGCAACTCGGTCTTCACCGATGAAGGAACTCTGAAGATGGATCCCACCCTTTTAAACACATTCAAAGACTATATCGAGACATTCCATTCCTATTTTGATATCGAGAAGGCTGAGAAGGCCAACGACAATCTCTATTTTCTCCGGGCCGACAAGGCACCGCTTACCGCAAAAAAGGAAGAAGAGCTTGTGGCTCTAGAAGGAGAGATCGTGAAGGTGGTAGACACTCTTTGCAAGTGGGCGGGCCTTCCAGCAGATGCTTTGTCCACCGAGTCGACGCCAACACAGTATGCAATTGCAGGGACAAAGACCATCATGAAAGTGATTGAAAAGAAGATGTCCGAGGCAACTCCATATCCCGGGATGAGCCTTACAAAGAAGAAGAGTTCTACGACACTGGAGTTTCCCCATCTCGATGGACTGTACACAGCCATTCTTCGAAAGAGGGAAGAGCTACGGGCCACATTCCAGAAGGAGCTTGCACCGATGTGTGAGGCCTTCTCCGATGCCTCGAGGGAGATCTGGGAAGCCGCAGAGACCTGGATCGCAAGGATTGATGTTGTTCTCACCTTGGAACGGGTTTCAAAGAAACACGGATTCTGTGCACCTGTCTATGAAGATGCTCAGCACGGTTCCTCTGTTGAAGTGACGGGTCTCCGCCATCCACTCATTGAGATGCAGTCCACACGCAGTGAATACGTGAAACACGATATCTCTCTTGTACCCGGCAAGTCTGGCTGGCTCGTCTATGGAATGAATGCAAGCGGTAAATCCTCTCTCATGAAGGCCCTTGGTATCTCTGTTCTCTTAGCCCAATGCGGCACCTATGTTCCCGCCACCACCTTTCGTCTCCGCCCCTACAATTCCATTTTCACACGCATCCTCAACCAGGACAATCTCTGGGCCGGCCTCTCCAGTTTCACAGTGGAGATGACGGAGCTGCGTGAGATCCTTGGGCGAGCCGACAACCGAAGTCTTGTGCTTGGCGATGAGCTCTGTAGTGGAACCGAGTCGGTCTCTGCAACCAGTCTCGTGGCCGCGGGACTCGATTGGCTGGATGGAAAAGGAAGTTCCTATGTCTTTGCCACCCATCTCCACGGGCTCCTCTCCATTCCGAGAATCCAGGAGCTGCCGGGACTCCAGATCTGGCATCTTCGGGTTCGCTACGATCCTGCAACAGATAAGCTGATCTATGATCGTACTCTCCATCGTGGAGCTGGAAGTAGCCTGTATGGACTGGAAGTCGCTCGTGCCCTTTCACTTCCGTTCGCATTTCTTGAGAAGGCCCAGCAGTTTCGGCACCAGCTCATTGGAGATGCAACAGAGGAAACTGCATCCGTGAGCCAGTACAATCCGAACCTGCTTCGGAAGGCGTGCGAGATCTGTTCATCGGCCATTGTATCGGGATTGGAAGTGCACCATATTCGCCCCCAGAAAGATGCTTCAGCCACGGGCCATTTCGCCGATGGATCTCATAAAAACTCTCTTCGGAATCTTATCGTCGTATGCCAGGCATGCCACGATAAACATCACAATGAAGAAATTGAGATTGGGTCTGTAAAGGAGACAAGTGAAGGTCCTGAACGTGAAGTGAAACTCGTCGCTTCCAAGAGAAAAACGGCAAAATACTCTGAGGAACAGATGACACAGATTATGACCATACTCAAATCAAAGCCGAATGGGACAGCGGAATACATCAAACATTCTCTCTCGGAAGCTGGAATTCAAATTACGGAAGCGATGGTGAGGAAATTACGACGAGGCGACCTCTGAAGGGGCTGCCGCGGCCACAGGGGCTGGAGCCGCCGCCATCATACTCGGGGGCATCGCAATGTAGGCCATGGGTCCCGCAGGGCCGGCAGGGCCGGCAGGGCCAGGGGGGCCAGGAGGACCAGCAGGACCAGGGGGCCCGGACACAACCGTGGCGCTGGCACCGCCACCATTCTTCTCCAGGGCCTCAACCTTCTTTCTAAGGCTCTCTACTAAGTTTTCAAGGAAGCGAACCTTCTGCCCGAGAGGGTTGCTGCCGAAGTAGTTCGTTCCAGGATTCATAACAGAAGACATTTCTGTTAGTCGACTGGGTAATGAAAGAAAGAGAATGTACGCAGTGATAAATTTGAAGGTACGAATGTCTTGTCTTCTAAGTAGACAATGATTATTCCGATACGCTGCTTTGAATGTGGAAAGGTGATCGGGGATCAGTGGGTGTATTACCAAGCAAAACTCAAGGAAATGAAGGTGAACTCAAAAGAGGACAAGGTCTACTTTGATGGAAAGGAGATCAAGGAGACTCCCGAGAAGAAGATTCTCGATTCACTGGGTCTTACTCGTGCATGCTGTCGTACACACTTCCTCACACAGGTAGACCTCCTTACTAAAATCTAGGAAAGCAATAGATGGAGTTATATATACCCTCCTTGTTAATATTATTTGCAGCTCTTATTGTGATAGCAGGTCTATTACCCAATATTTCCCCTTTTTTCATTGCTGCATCTGCGCTTATCTTATTAGTCTACGTTGGATACAAACATGAAGCAACCTTTTCTGATGAGTACGCGAATGCCACATGGAACTCGATCGGCTCCTCCGCAACTCCTCTTTTAATCACTGTGGTTGTCCTTTTCATGATTGGTTGGCTTCTCAATCTCTTTACGGGCTACAAACCCAACTTTTTCACAGTACCCCAAGCCCCCGCACAACCCTCCACGACAGCTTTTTATAGACAATTTCTATAACATCAATAGAATGAAGACACGGCGTCGCTCTTCGACAAAAAAACAAAAGGCTATGACAATTCCAGACCTGAAAAGGGCGTTTGATCAAATGGAAAAGAAGGCTGCCCAGCTCAACCATGGTACGTTAGCGGAGAAGGTGAAGGAATTTCAGAGACACTGGAAGTCCATTTTTGGCCGCGAAGTCAGTAAGACTGCTGCAGAGGCCTACTTGGCTGTGAAGAAGACTGAGAAGAAAGGTACACGTAAGATGCGTGGAGGTGCTCTACTTGCGGGCGCACCTCTCGACTTCCAAATGCGCCCCGGCAGCGATGGCCCCCCTTTTTCAGGAGTTACCTACCCCGCTTATGTAACAAGTGGTCTTACGGACATTAACAATATTGCCTCTCAGTGTGGCCCGAAGGATCTTCCAACTGTGCTTCCTGAGGGACTGGGATCAAATAAGGTGGGTGGCGGCACGATTCCCACGACCGTCTACCAGGACTTGCAAACCGCATACCAAGGTGGTCAACTACCTCCCTCACCGGCTCCTGAGGCGAGAACATGGAACTATAAGTAAAAGCGGATTATCTACCATCTCAAGAAACCTCATCTGCGATTAGGATTCTTGCGATGGAGCCATCTTTCAAAGGAGATGAAGCCAGAGAGTTGGCTGAACATCTACTCTCTCTGTATTATAATACACAAAGTTACCCCTGGACTCGCCATCACATCGATAGCTACGACCAGTTTCTATCACAGGATTTGCCCGCCATTATTCAAGCTGCCAACCCACTCATTCTCCTTGAGCAGAGAATCGGCACAACGGATGTTTATGCATACAAGGCCGAGATCTTTATTGGTGGAGTGAAGGGTGATCAACTCTTTATTGGCTCTCCCACACTTCGTCTCCAAGGAGGTGATGAAGTCCGTCTTCTGTTTCCTAGCGAAGCGAGACTCCGTAATCTAACCTATTCCAGCCTTGTACAAGCGGATATCACCATCCGAATCACCTTCTCGAAACCCGATTCTTCGGGTGAGCCGAGAGTCCTTGAGCTCGACGCGAAATCGGACCCGTCCCTCTCGCGTTTCCCTCTTTTCCGCATCCCTATTCTTCTCCACTCCCGCTTCTGCGTTCTGCACCAGAAGCCTCCTATGTTTCTAAAGGAGGCGGGCGAGTGCGAATATGATTACGGCGGCTATTTCATCATTGATGGATCTGAGAAGGTGCTCATCACTCGCCAGGAACAGGCATTCAATACACTCTATGTGCAGAATCAGGAGCGTGATCCGAAGTTCTCTCTCTATGGCTCAATCTCCTGTCTCAATCCGAAGACGCGCCAAATCCGGCGCATAGGATTCACTCTCGATCGTCGCGCAAACACAATGGAAGTGAGCATTCCATTCGTTCGTAAGTCTGTTCCTATTTTTCTGCTTTTCCGTGCCCTCGGAATCCAGTCCGACAAGGACATTCTCCAAATGATCTTCCCCAACTTCGACTCCGATGAGGCAAAACTGCTCATGCCCTTGCTCCAGGAGTCTATTGTCCACGCCCATCCTTTCTTGGACACATTCAGCGCGGTGCAGTACATTCGTGTCCTCACAAAGGGCTTCGGTGTTGAGCACGTTCTCGACGTTCTCCACAACCACCTTTTTGTTCACGTGGAGGACCGCCCCTACGCCCGTGCAATGTTCCTAGGCGAATGTGTGCGCAAAATCCTCCGTGTCCACTCAGGAATCGACCAGAGAACCGACAGGGATGACACGCGCAACCAGAGATGTCTCACCAGCGGGTTCTTAACGCGTATGTTATTCCAGGATGTCTATTCGAAGTGGGTGAAGCTTGCAACCCAGACACTCGACAAGGAGTACAAATACAACAGCAGTATCTACACAGGAGAGAATTTCAAGAATCTCTTCTCTCCCGGCACATTGGCTACGCTACTGCAGACAAAGTACATCACGGAGGGAATTACCCGCGGATTCAAGGGGAAGTGGGGCGAGGGTGCAGAGGGTGTTCTCCAAGCCCTCTCGCGTCTTTCCTACATGGACTTCCTCTCACACTGCCGTCGTGTTCTTCTCAACTTCGACACGGGCATGAAACTGCAGGGCCCTCGTCGTCTTCACACCAGCCAATTTGGCTACTTCTGCACAAATGAAACTCCTGGCGGCGCCTCCATTGGTATCACAAAGAATCTTAGCACCCTGGCTGCGATTAGCACCTATTGCTCTCCCACCGCCATCTCAGAATGGCTTCTCAGCCGAGCAGGTGTGATCCCCTGCGAAGATGTAACACCGGATGTCTCTATGCGTGGGGTGCCTGTGTTCATCAATTCGGGAATCATGGGATTTACGCTACGACCTGTGCTTCTCGTGGAGGTTCTGAAATGCATGAAGTGGACGGGATGCCTTCCTCCTTCAGCGAGCATTGGCTTCAACATTCGCGACCGCCAAGTCTTCCTCTATGTCGACGAAGGCCGTCCGATCCGTCCTCTCATCCATTTAATGAAAGGAGGTGTTGTTCCTGCGCAGAAGCTTCGAGGCGCCAAGCGCTGGAGAGATCTGATCCTCGGATCCTTCGGTCCCACACAGGACTTCACTCTTTCCAGTAACCGGTTCTTTGATCCTCTTGCATCCAAAGAGGCACCGGTCTTGGAGGACTACAAGGAACTTCTTCTTCCCCATATTGGTTGCATTGAGTATGTGGACCCGTATGAAGCGAACGAAATGTATGTGGCCTGTTTCCCTGAGCAGATCCAGTCGAACTCGAGCCACCTTGAAATTCACCCCTCCACCATGTTTGGTCTGATGACTAGCATGATCCCGTATGCAAATCACAACCAGTCTCCGCGTAACCAGCTCAGCTGTTCCCAGAGCAAACAAGGTGTCTCTGTGTACGCAAGCAACTACCCATCTCGGTTCGACAACCAGGTCCATGTTTCTTGCTATTCGGAGGCACCTCTTGTTCGCACACTGTACTACGACCATGTGGCGAATGGAAAAATGGCCTATGGACATAATATCATATTGGCAATGGGCTGCTTCTCTGGCTACAATCAGGAGGACGGTATCGTGATGAATGCAGATGCACTCCAAAGAGGCCTCTTCCACAATATGTCGTTCCGAAGCTATGAGATCTTTGAAGAAGATGATGCAGCCGCACACACCGAGTCGAGAATTGCGAATCCCGCGAAGTATCCTCCCTGGACAAATCTCAGGGCTGGACTTGATTACAGTAAGCTGGATGAGCGCGGAATCATTCGTGAGGGAGAGTGGGTCGACGAGACAACAGTTCTTGTGGGCCGCTACATCCAGGGCGAGTCTGGAGAGATTCGCGACGCAAGTTTAACGGCACAGGTCTGGACAACGGGGCGTGTAGAAAAGGTTGCGGTGATGTTGAACAATGCTAAGAGGGCGCTGGTGAAGGTGCGTGTATCTCAGTACAGAACACCAGAGCTGGGAGACAAGTTCTCCAATCGCCACGGGCAGAAGGGCACACTGGGCATGGCTATCCGCGGACACGACATGCCGAGATCCGAGTCTGGTATTGTGCCCGATATGATCATGAACACGCACGCAATTCCTTCTCGTATGACGATTGCCCAGTTGCTCGAATCACTTCTTGGAAAGTCGGCGGCGCTGCTGGGCGCCATTGGAAATGCAACCACCTTTATGAACACGGGTAGCCCTGCAGAAGCTATTGGTAAGGTTCTGAGAGATACTCTCGGCATGGAGCCGATGGGTGAAGAGATGATGTATGATGGAACAACGGGTGTGATGGTACCGTCCACCTTTTTTGTTGGAAATGTCTACACGATGCGCCTCAAGCACATGACGGAAGACAAGTGGAACGCGCGTGCAGAAGGTCGCAGAGAACAGCGAACGCATCAGCCGACAGGAGGACGTGGAAACCAGGGTGGTCTACGTATTGGAGAGATGGAACGCGATGCAATTATTGGGCATGGAATTGCCTCCTTCGTCCATGAATCCTATATGAAGCGCGCAGATGGAACAGAATTTACTGTCTGCAACGGCTGTGGCACAATTCCTATTTATAACGAAGGGGAGAAGAAATTTGTGTGTTCTCTCTGTGATGGCCCCGTGCGGTATATTGGAGAAACGGTTACGAATCTGGAACTTGTGCCCCCGATCAAGAGAAGTACGGCAACCTTTTCAAAGATTGAGATCCCGTATGCCTTCAAACTGCTCGAACAGGAACTCTCCACCTACATGAACATTGGGATGCGCTATCTCACGACGGCAGATCTGCAGACACTTTCTCCACCGGCACTCCAGCGTCTCAGTCGTACGGAACAGGAGGCGGCCCTGAAGGCACCACTTCCCCAGAGACTTATTGTTGATACGGTAGTTCCTGAATTTGTCCAACCTGTCGAGGAAGATGTCGTGAGACCTGAGGATTTGTCGGGCCTTGGTGCTTTACCTGTGCCAGCACAAGAAGAAGCAAAGGAAGAAGCTCCTCTTCAACCGGTTGCAGCGGCACCTCCACCTCCACCCCCGCCCCCGCCTTCACAGCCCGCACCCGCGAGCCCGTATATGGTTGTCCCGATGAACAGTGCACAGGTTGCAGCCATGCTTCCTTCACCGCCAGCCTTTCCTTCTTCAGAGGAAGAGGAGTTCCCCATGCAGACTTCTCCTGCCGCGAACATTCTCGCCTCAGGAATACCCGGCGCACCGCCTACACTGTCCGTCGACACCTCAGAGTCTGCTCTAAGGGCCCAAGGACTCGGTGGCACGCAGCAACCTATCCGCAGTGCGATGAAACGTGCAAGTGCTCCTGCTCAAGCGGGTGGAGGCGCACCATCACCCTATGGAGGAAATGTCCGTGTGAATGTAATTCGCGAACCATGAGTTCAACCGGTAAGTTCAACCGGTGAGTTCAACCAGTGATAAATTCAACCGGTGATAAAATTGATACTATTCAAACACCCTGAATAAGTAGAATGAGTTACGAAGATCTTGATGTTCTTTATAGGAGCAGAATTACTCTTATAAAGATCCTAAAGGAAAATGGATACGAGACAAAGGACTATGAGCGTTTCAGTCCTTGGGAGATTGAGGCCATGGCGATTGGCCAGACCTCTTTCCAGATTGATGTAACGAAGACAAATCCTGATAGCCCGATCACGAAGTGCCGCGTTGTCTACAGTCTTCAGAAGCTAAAGCAAAAGATTTATGGTTTCCTCTCCAGCCTCACGAACACAGAGGATGCTAATTCAGTAGACCCTCTCACAACAGAAGTGATTGTTATTCTTCTAGAGGATGTGGCAGATGTGTTTCACAAGGCGGCCCTCGACGAGTGGCTGAAGAATAAGCTTCGTATCCGCTTCTTCAAGGCACACACTCTCGTCTATGATCCTCGTGATCACACTCTTGTTCCTCCTCATGAGAAGCTTCCTCCTGAGGAACATGCTGAGTTCATGAAACAGAACTATATTCGCTCAAAGGGCAATCTTCCTATGATCCGCTTCCATGAAGATATTATTGCACGTGTACTAGGTCTTCTCCCTGGAGATATTATAAAGATTACACGGCCGAGCCCTTCTGCAGGTCTTTACGACATTTACAGAGTTTGTGTTCCTTAATTAGGATGCCATCGGCTTGTAACGACGCCACAGTTTTAAATAGAGTTACAGATCAATCTCGATTTTATGCGTGGCATGATGCAACTAAAAATATGTTAGATGCTTCACCGAATGATGTAACACTTAAGAGTCTTGAAAAGCAGATCGTAGATACAATTTCATGTGTGCAAGATCAAATACGAGCAAAACGATCTCTCCCAAATAGTAATTACACATTGCAAGAGGAAGTTGTTACATTACAGAAGGAACTAAATGACCTCACAGATAATGTAAATACTGCAAAAGATCGCGCACAGAGTATCACGAATCTTAATCAAAAAGTGAATCAAACTGAGAGCTGGTTTCCAATTGGCCGTCCTCTTCAGCAAGGCTCTCTTTTTGCTTTGGTTGCACTCTCTATCTTTTTTACCATGATGTTTATCGGTCTCTCGGCAAGTTATTTTGGATTTGAGTTGAATCTTTCATGGGTTCCCGGTCCTCCTCAAGTAAGACAAGGATTCTTTGCTTCTATTTTTAACATTTTGTATAATTTATCAAATCCTCTAACTCTTGCTTTAGGAAGCTCTTTAATTATAACTCTCTCTATAATTACTTGGCTAAAAACATCATAATGATATAACATCGTGACTAAAAGTTAAGAAAGTTAAAACTTTCTTAACTTTTATGTCCAACGACGAACTAACCGATGAATCTTATAATTAAGAAAGCTCTTTGAGCTTTCTTAATTATAAGTTCATATGGTAGGGATATGGACACAACCTGTACAAAAAATGCACTGGCCCTTGAATCAAAACAGGATGCCGAGAAGCCTTTTGGTGAGAAAAGTATTCTTCTTGAGAAGCTCGATAGAGATAGAAATGGCCTTATTACACAAAACCAGTTTGATGCTCTCCTAGATGTCGCCAAAAAGGATGGCCGATATATTCTTGGCAACCAGCACAGTTTTTATATGCTAGCTTCATCCACGCAGAGAGAATATTGTTACAGTTTACAACGATATGCATACTACTTGAAAGACTATCAAACATCCGTTCATCTCGGCAGTCCTAATAAAACTTCACAACAAAAATACATTTACTTCCGTGCAAGACTTGAAGACCTTCTTTCCGTTTTAGAGTTTATGGAGAGGGTTCAACTTGAGGGCGAAGATGCTAATTTAGTCTCTCCATCTGCCTCTCAGGATTCCTATTCATCTCAAGCGTTTCCCATAGAAACATTCCAAGATTCTTCTATTGATATAACAGGACTTAGGGCGAGAATGAACGATCTCGACTACGAAAATGAAGTTAAACTACGGCAGGATAGACTCGAGTATTCAGTTGAGAAGAATCGATATGCAAAGAATAGCCTTGCTCTTTATACATTTCTGAATTTAACTGCGGTTGGTATCTTACTCTATCTATTCAGAAAGTAAATGACTCGCCAAAGTAGAATGGATAGAACAGAAATATATAATTATGATATGGCTACAAAACAAAACCAGATTAACGAGTACGCATATAATAATAAGATGGATACGCTCTTTTTTCTACAGATCTTTCTTCTATCTATGTTGATCCTTTGTATTTTTGCGTATCTTGCAAGGATCGATGTTGTAAGTTATTCTCTTGTTATTTATGTTGGTTTTATCTTATTAGCAATCGATACTATGATTTTTGTAGTAAGATATACATACACGCGAAATGTGCGCGATCAAAATCACTGGTATGAGAAAAAGTCGACAGTTCGTGAAGAACCCATTAAACCTGCTACCCCTGCACCCACGGGCCCATGGTGGTTAGCATTTGGCATTGGAGATATTTCCGGTGTCGATATTGGTGGACTCT